TTAGGAATCTGCGGCGAACCAGTCCTGCATCGCGCGACGACCGCGGCCGTCGGCCTCGGGCATCATGTGCGCGTAGATCCGCAGCGTGATCGACGGGTCCGCGTGGCCCAGCCAGTTCGACACTGCCACGACCGGCTCCCGGGCGTGGAGTTGCACCGAGGCGAAGGTGTGCCGCAGCACGTGGAAGCCGTCCGACCGCGCCTCTGCATACTTCAGCTCCGTCCGGCTTCCCCGCCGCACGCTCTCCGGGGGCGGAATCACCCCGGCTGCGGAGAGTGCCGGCTTCCAGTACCGGCCGTTCCAGGAGTCCCTACGACACGCTCCGCCCTGGGGACCGGTGAAGATGAGCTCGAAGGTCCGCGCAGCCCGCTCCTTTGCCTCCTTCTCCGTCGCCGCCGGCGCCGGGTCGCCCCACGGCAGGGTCACCTTCTTCGCCGGGCACGCCTTGAGATGCGAGCGCAGTCGCTGCAGCAGGTAGGCCGGTACCGGCACGCTGCGGGTCTTCCGCCCCTTCGGTAGGTCGAAGACGAGCTTCGCCCCGACCTTCTTCACCTGTCGCCGAACGTGCAGCATCTCGCCCACCTCGTCGATGTCCTCCACCGCCAGGCCGAAGACCTCCGACTGCCGCAGGCCAGCGCCCACACCGACGTCGACCATGACGCGGAAGCGCTCCGGTATGGCAGCCCGCACCGTGCGAATACGGTCCTTCGTCCACGGCTGCACCGCGCGGGGAGGGATCGTCGGCAGCTTGATGCTCTTCGCCTTGCAAGGGTTCTTCCGGATCCGGTCGTCGTCGACGGCGGCTTGCAGGATCGAGGACAGGTAGCCCCACACCTCGTGCACTGTCGAGGGGCCGATCCGCTGCTGCAACTCCTTGAGGAACAGTCGCAGTTGCGGCACCCGGATCGCGTTCAGTGACTGGGCGCCTAGAAGGTCGCGGATGTGGCCGAGGCGGCCCGCGACCGTGTCGCGGGTGGGCGGGAGGTCGGTCCGAGCGGGAAGCCACTCATCATCGATGTAGGCGGCCAACAGCATCCGGCCGCGACGCGGGTCGAGGAACTCTCCTTGGCTGGCCTCGTGTTCGGCCTTCGCCAACCACGCCTTGGCGTCGCCCGCCTTGTCGAAGCTGCGTGCCCTCACACCCGGGATTCCGGTGACCTTGTAGCGCTTCCCCACGCCCCACAGGGCGGTGCGCTCACGTTGTCCCGTCTTCGGGTTCGGCCGCTTCTTCAGCCAGCGGTCCTCGATGTAGCCGGCCACGGCCATCCCTCCCCGTCGAGGTCGTGCAGGCGGATGCGGAGCATCCGCTCGGTCACCTGCAGCTCTGCCGCTGCGGTGCGGACATCCTCCGCCCACTGGGCGACGGGCGCCAAGTCGCTGATGGCGATGAGCTTTCGGGCGGCTTGGCGGTCTGCGTATCGCTCTTGGTGGATGGCGGTCGGGCCGACGGTGCCGACGCAGTCGGCGTCGTCGGCCAGGACGTGCTCCAGCTCATGCGCAAGCACACACCGCTCCTGCACGGGCGAGAGACCGGAGGCGACAACGACCTTGCGGTAGTAGGGGGACCAGGCTCCCCAGGTGTCGCGGAGCCATACGCGCATCACGGGGATGCCGAGTTGGTCGAGGATCTGGGCGGGGGAGTACGACAACCCGTGCGCTAGGTCTGTGCTGAGCAATATTCCCCCCTGAGTGTGGCCCAAGTGGGCACAGATGTACCGCAGATTAGAACACTATGTGTACCTCATCGGTAACCCTGCGCGGAAGGCGAACGCGCCTATTGGGGCAGCGGAACGCCTATGGGACAACCAAGCCGTGGGGGGGCGGACTTGGGCGAGCGGAGCTATATCGTCGGATCGTCACGATCCGGGTCAAGGGCACGCAGGATGCGTTCGGCGTCGTCCTCGGCCGGCCCCTCGCCCTCGGCGTGTGGCCGCGAGGCCGCGAGGTCGTACCGCTGCTGGGCGGGCGCGCGTGAGGCATTGATCCACACGAGGAGGTCGGTGATCGCGGCGCGGGATCGCTGCACGAGGTCGGCGGGCGCTCCGGCGTCGCGCGCGGCGTCGATCAACTGCCAGGCCGACTCGGCAAGATTGGCGGTGGGGGCGACCTCTTCGGGCTCGCCGCCGGCGAGGACGTGCTCAACGGCCCCGGGGGTCCACCGGAAGAACTTGCTGACCAGCATGTAGCCGTCGGGGATTGCGGGTGCGCTCTCGGGGCGGCGGCCTTGTTCGTAGTTCTGGATGGTCTTGTGGCTGAGGCCGATCTGCTCGGCGAAGTCCTGCTGGCGGCGGATACCGCGGTCGAGGCGGTAGCGCCGGATGGTGCGTCCCAGGTGCTTCCAGTCCTGCGTGCGTGCGGAGTCCACTTCGGCCCTTCCTAGGCAACGGCAAGCAACGGCGGGCAACAGCGTGCCACGCGTTCGCCGTGCTGTCACAGGCGACTCTCGGGCGCAAAGGGGCACCTGACCAGCGCGTTACTTCTGATTGCTTGCTAAGGCTTGCTGATGCTCCGTTCATTGCTTACCATTGCTTCATGCAAGCCCGGGGAGCACGTATCCGGCGCAAGCGTGAGGGGGCCGGCTATGGCCTCAGGGCCTTCGCCGACCTGATCGGCATCTCCCCCTCATGGCTCTCGCGGATCGAACGAGACCAAGCAAGCCCGAGCCCCGACGTGCTGCGCCGGATAGCCCTTGCTCTCCAGCAAAACCCGCACGTCACGGCAGCAATCGCCGAGATCGCCTACTCAGAAATCAGCGAGGAGTAATGACCACCACGATGTCCCCCCACCTCACCGTCAGCCAACTGGCGGCGCGGTGGCACACCGACCCCAAGGGGATCTACAACCTGCGCCAGCGCGGCAAGACGCCCCCCGCCATGAGGCGTGGCCGGATCCTGCTCTTCCCGCTGGCCGAGGTGGAGGCGCACGAGCGGCGCCTCCTCGACGCCGACTCTCAGCGGGCCAACACCGTCGAGATGCGACCGGCGGAGCCGCTGGCGCGCATACCGCGCCAGCGCGGCAAGGCCGCCTGACAAGCAAACGGGCCGCCCTCGGGCGGCCCGGGGCGCCGTGGCTGCGGCGCCTGACCTATCCCCTGCACCACTACAGAGAGAGGAGTAGGCCGTGTCCGAGCCTACCCGCACGACCATCACCTATGACCCTGACCCGCACCCGACAATGCGCGATCTGCATCGCGTGATGGGTGAGTTGCTGGACCTGCTGCCCGACATGGGCGACCCGACGGGCGTCTCCTGGGATGTGGGGCGTCAGCCGGATGGCACGGTGGGGCTGCGTGTCAGCGCCGTGGGTCCCGACGGGCCGGAGTTGCTGGAGGCGGCGCACCGCCTGATGGGCGGCGACGTGAGGCCGTCCGGCGACGTGCTGGTGCACGTCGGGGGCGGGCGGTCGCGGATGACGGCGCTGCACACGGAGCACGTAGGTGTGCCGGTGCGCGTGACGGCGTGGCTGCCGGAGCCGGACGAGCGCGAGGCGTTGCTGGCCCGTCTGGCCGAGCTGGACGCCGCCGAGGGTCCGCAGGGTGGTGGCGACGGTGAGTGAACACACGCCGATGTCGCCGGAGCGGCTGGCCGCGATCGCCGCCCGCGCCGAGGCCGCGACGCCAGGGCCGTGGCAGTACGACTACGCCGACCGGGAGGTGATGACCGGCCACGGGATCGCCGTGGCCGACATCCACCCGGCCGACGACGACGGCCGGTTCATTGCCCACACCCGCGAGGACGTGGACGCGCTGCTGGCTGAGGTGGAGCGGCTGCGGGACCGGGTCGATGAGGTTGAGCGCCGGTACACGTTCGACACGGCCGACCTCAAGCAGCAGCGGGACGCGGCCCGCGCGGTGGTGGCCGAGCAGCAGGACGCGCTGTCCGCCGCCCGGCCCTCCCGGCAGGAGACGGCCACCCGCGCGGCTGTGCTGCGGGAGGCGCAGGACGCGACGGTCGCGTGGTTGGTCAAGAAGGCGGGCGAGGAGCGGTCCGTCGCGATGCAGGAGGAGAAGCGCCGGGCGACCGCCCGCGCCCGCCACTACTGGGAGCGCGCCGAGCTGATCAGCACGCTCGCCGACAAGGTGAGCAGGGGCGCGGTCCGCCCCTTCCTCGACGCCGCCCCGCTGCAGCCGACCCGCGCCGAGGTTCTGCGGGAGGCGGAGGCCCGCCTGCTGCTGCACGCTGAGCGGCTGGAGTCTGCCGTCTGGGCGGCTGCCGCCCGGGTGGTCGCCAGCATGGCCGACGAGGCTGACACCGCCGGGGGTGGCGACCGTGGCTGAGCGCGCCACCCGCCGGGCCATCGCACGGCTGATGGCCGTAGCGGCGACGCCCGGACCCGACAGGCGGACCAGCCTCGCGGACGCGCGCACGGCGCTGTGCCTCGCACGCGGAACTGCCATCGCCGACATTGATCCGGCGACGGGCTACGACTACTCCGACGCCGCCTACGAGACCGTGCGCGCCAGCTGGCGCACCCACGCCGAGAATTGGTCCGAGGACTACGACCCGCCCCGGTACGAGGCGGCGCGCGCCCAGTGGGCCCGGCATCGTCCGGATCTCACCGACGACTGGCTGGCCGGCATCGACACCGCCGGGGGTGCGCGATGACCCCGCAGCTCCCGTCGGAGCATCTGGCCCAGCAGGAGCAGACCCGCGCGGACGGCCTCGCCCGCCGCTGCGGCGAGATCTCCGGCACCCCGGGCCACCCGTCCGCCGGGAGCCTGCACCACTACCAGGCCGCGTACCGCAACGCCGCCGGCACGGGCGCCGCGCACACCGCGCCGCTCGACCTCGGGGAGGCGTCGTGAGCGCGCCGACGGCCGAGGTTGTGCCCGGCGTCTACGACATCCCGGCCGAGCAGTACCACGCCGACCCGGTGCCGGGCGGGTCGCTGTCCTCCACCGGCGCGCGGAAGATCCTCGCCGCGCCGGCGAAGTTCCACCACGAGCGCGAGCACGGCTCACCGGCGCCAGCGGACCACATGGAGTTCGGCACCGCCGTGCACTCCATCGTCCTCGGCGACGGGCCCGACGTGGTGTGCGTCGACTGGGACGACTGGCGCAAGAAGGACGCCCAGGCGGAGCGGGCGGAGATTCGCGCCGCCGGCGGGGTGCCGCTGCTGCCCGCCCAGTACGACCAGGCGCAGGCCATGGCGACGGCGGTGCACAAGCACCCGCGCGCTGCCGAGCTGTTGGCCGCGGGTGAGGCCGAGCAGACGTTCATCTGGCGCGACGACGCGACCGGCGTGTGGTGCCGCTCCCGGGTGGACTGGCTGTCGCCGCTGGCCGTGACGGACTACAAGACCTGCTCGGACGCCTCGTTGGAGGCGATCCAGCAGTCGATCTACCGGTGGGGCTACCACCAGCAGGCCCCGTGGTACCTGGACGGCGTCCGCGCCGTCCTCGGGACGGCGGACATGAAGTTCGAGTTCATCTTCCAGGAGAAGGATCCGCCCTACCTGGTGCGAACGGTCCAGCTCAGCGCGGATGCGCTGCTGCTGGGGTCGGCGAGGAACCGGCGGGCCCGCGAGGTCTACGCCGAGTGCCAGCGCACCGGCATCTGGCCGGGCTACGGCGAGACCACTCACTACCTGTCTCTGCCGCCGTGGGCGGCTGATCGCGATGCTCAGGAGTACCTGTCATGACGCTGCCCGCACCCAAGCGCACCGCCCAACCGGCGCCCCAGGAAGCTGAGTTCGGCGACGGCGAGTTCGTGTTCCGCCCGGCTACGAAGGAGCAGGCGAAGGCCCGCGTGGCACTGATGGGCGTCTCGGGCTCCGGGAAGACCTGGACCGGCCTCGCGTTGGCTCACGGCCTCGCCGCCGGCGGCCGGCTGGCCGTCATCGACACCGAGCGCGGCTCCGCGTCGAAGTACGTCGGGACGCGCGGCATCCAGTTCGACACGTTGCAGATGTACCGCTACGACCCGCGCGATCTGGTGAAGGCGCTGGCCGTCGCCGCGAAGGCCGGCTTCGACGCCGTGCTGATCGACAGCCTGAGCCACTTCTGGAAGGGCACCGACGGAACGCTGGAGCAGGTCGACCGGGCCAAGGCCCGGTACGGCAACAACTCCTTCGCGGGCTGGAAGGAGGGAACCCCGATGCAGAACCAGATGATCGATGCTCTCCTCTCCTACCCCGGGCACGTCGTCGCCACGATGCGCGCCCACACCGAGTGGTCGCTGGAGCGCAACAAGTCCGGCGTTCTGGAGCCGAAGCGGCTCGGGACGCGCGCCGAGCAGCGGCGCGACGTGGAGTACGAGTTCGACGTCGTCGGCTCGATGGACGTCGACACGACGCTGACGGTCATCAAGTCCCGCTGCCCCGCGCTCCACAAGCAGGTCCTCAAGGAGCCTGACGGGGCGCAGGTCGCGAGGCAGCTGCTCGGCTGGCTGGAGGACGGCGCCCGGGCGGCGGACCCGGGGGAGTACCTGGAGCGGGCGCAGGCGCCGGACGCGACCTATGAGGGGCTGCTGGCCCTGTATGCCGAGGTTGAGGCGCGCGGCCTGCTGGCGTCCCCGTACCTGGACGGCGAGACGCCCACCAGCCTCGGCGAGTACATCCGGGCCCGGGGCACCGCGCTGAAGCAGGCGGGTGCGCGGTGAGCGCCTACATGCCGCTGATCGCGGTGGCGGCGGGCCTGATCGGCCTCGGCGTGGGGCTGGTGGTGCTGGCCCGCACGCCCGCGCTGTGGTCAAGCACCGGCCCCGTGCCGGAGCGGGATGACGAGCTGCTGACCGAGGTGCTGCGGGAGCACCGGGTCACCGACGGCCCCAACCCCCGCCCCTGATCCACCCCCTGACCGGTTCCGCCGGCCGGTGACCAGCCCCGGCCGGCGGAACCCCCAACACCAACACACCTGAGGAGCACAGATGACCGTCTCCCTCTGCAAGCACTCCTTCCCGATCCAGCCCCCACACGGGTCGATCGTCCGCCCCGGACCCTGTGTCGGCTGCGGCATCACCTGGGACGACTGCCAAGCCGACCTCGCCCGGCAGGAGGCCGCCCTGATCGACGGCTCGTCCCACGACGGCCAGTGCGGTCACTGCGACCAGACGCGGCGCCTGTACAGGTGGCAGCCGCTCCGCCAGCCGTGGGACGAGCCGGACTACGAGCCGCCCATCACGTGGCTGTGCGCGGCCGGCTACGACGCCGCCACGCAGGCGTACAACGCCGACATCGCGGCCGCCATGGCTAGCGGCCTCTCCACCCCCTGATGTTCGGCCGCCCCCGGCACTCGAACTGCCGGGGGCGGCCACCCCGAACGATACCGAGAGGAGCACACGATGACCGAGCCGATCCCCGCCGTCGGCCGCTGCCAGCGGTGCCAGCAACTCCGGCCCGTCTGGCGCCTCGACGCCCCCGCCGCGTTCTGGAACGACGCCCGCTACACCACCCCGACCGGAGCGTGGCTCTGCGCCCGGCACTACAGCGACGCCACCACTACCCACGAGGACGGGCAGGCGTACACCGTCGAACACGACCTGGAGGTCTTTCCCTGGGAGACCGCGCCGCTACGCGTCTTCACGCCCTCTGGCGAGGTGCTGACCGAGTCCGACCGCGACTTGGCCGCCTGCCGCGCCATCCTCGCCGCCACGGACGGAGCGGCGTCGTGACCGGCACCCAGCTCCAGCTCCCAGCCGTCGTCGCGGGCACGGTCAACCCCGCCGCCGGGGAGCGCGCGAAGCGTGACGGCATGGCCCGCGCCGAGCAGCGCACCGCCCCGTCGTGGGCCGCCGCCTGCCAGGCCGCCATCACCGTCATGGCGCGCAGGGGCGTGCCGTTCCAGGCCGCCGACCTCGTCCGCGAGGGTCTGGTGGACGAACCGGACGACCACCACCAGTGGGGCCCCCAACTCGCCATCGCCGCCCGGCGCGGGGTCATCCGCGCCCACGGCTACGCCCCCTCCCGCCGCGCCACCACCAAGGCGTCCGCCTGTCGCCGGTGGATCGGCGGCGGCGCCGAGGAGGTGGCCGCGTGACCACCGCAACCAGGCCCCTCCCGCCGCACGGGACGACGCGCCGCTACGAACGCGGCTGCCGCTGCGACGCCTGCCGCCGCCAGCGCGGCGCCGACGTCAAGCGCGCGAGGTACCTGCGCTCCATCGGCCGCCCGCTCACCGTGCCCGCCAAGGACGCCCGGCGCCACCTCGACGCGCTCCATGCGGCCGGCATGTCCGACCAGGCGATCATCGACGCCGCTGGCGTCAGCCCCGACACCCTCTACGGCCTGACACAGGGCCGGAGCACCGTGCGCCGCACCACCCACGACGCGATCCTCGCCGTCCAGCCCCCGCCCGCCGCGATGCGCAACAACCAGCGCACCGACGGCACAGGCACCCGCCGCCGGCTCCGCGCCCTCATCGCCGCCGGCTGGCCCCGCGCGGCAATCGCACGCGAAATGGGTGCCCACAAGGAGTGGGTGCAGTACCTCGTCAAAACCGAACGACCAGTCACCACCTGGACCGCCTACCGCGTCTCACTCGCCTACGAAGCGCTGGCCGCGCGGCAGCCGGAGGACAACGGAGTGCAGCCCATCCGAGCCCGCGCGGCACGCGAGGAGGCGCTGGCGGCTGGCTGGCCCGACCCGCTGTTCTGGGAGGACTGGGGCGAGATTGACAACCCCGAAGCGCCCGAGCGGGAGCCCGAGGAGCGGCGGACCATCCGCAGCGAAGCGGCCTACAAGGCCGGGGAAGTGCGGCACCTGGCGGCCTGCGGACTGACTACCAAGGAGATCGCCGACCGGGTCAGCTACAGCACCGGCTACGTCGAACAACTCCTCGCCCGGGGGTCGGCATGACCAGCCACGACTGGGAGTTGTCGGCCGCGTGCCGCCGGCCGGGCGCCGATCCGGACGCCTGGTATCCGACCACCGGCCAGACCGCCGACGTGGCCAAGAAGATCTGCTGGGCCCGCCCCTCCCGCGTGGCCTGCCTGGAGGCCGCCATGGCCGAGGAGCACCCGGCCAACCCGCAGCGGGTGCGCCGCTGGGGCATCCGAGGCGGCCTCGACCCCGCCGAGCGCGCCGAGAAACAACGCCGCCGCACCATCGCCGCCGACCGCGCGGCCACCCCGACCCCGACCAACTGACCACGCAGGAGCACCGATGCCTTGGGTTCGCCTGGACGACCGCTTCCCTTCTCACCGGAAGGTCGCGCTGTTGTCCGACCGAGCGTTCCGGCTGTACGTCTCCGGGCTCTGCTGGTGCTCCGAGAACCTGACCGAAGGCCGCATCGCCACTCGGGAGTTGAACCTTATCTCCCGGGTGCGCGGCGCCAAGACCGCGGCGGCCGAGTTGGAGAAGGCCGGGCTGTGGGACCGGACCGACGACGGCTGGGAGGTGCACGACTACCTGGAGTACAACCCGGACCGTGCCCGGGTGAAGGCCGACCGGGAGGCGAACGCCGCCCGGCAGAAGGCGTGGCGGGAGCGGAAGAAGGCCGAGCGTGAGGCGAAGCGCGCCGCCGAAGAGGCCGCGCGTAACGGAGAGAGTAACGCCCCGCGTAACGGCGTTACGGATGACGGTTCTGGCGTCGAAAACGACGGCTCGGCGACACGAACGCGACACGACGGCGACACGAACGCGAACGGAAGCGACCCCGAAAATCGGCCGTCGTCGCAGGTAGACGAGTTTCGTAACGGCGTTAATAACGCTGCCCCGTCCCCGTCCCGTCCTTCTTCTCCTTCTACGAAGGAGAAGAAGAAGCAAGCAGGCACGCAAGACGGCCCCCTGGTGCCCGACTTCGCACGGGATCTCGTGGACCAGCTGACCGCCGCCGGGATGGTCGTCGGCTGGCGCCTCTCCGAGGTGGAGTGGTTCAAGATCCACGCCCACATCAAGCGCAGCAGCATCCCCGCGCTCGTGGAGTTCACCCGCCGCCGCTGGAACCCGGCCGACCCACCGCGGTCCGCCCGGTACCTCACCCGCATCTGGGAAGACATGCCGTCCGTCCCCGCCGGCACCCCCGGAGCCCCCGCACTCCCCGCCGCCGCCACCGGCACCACCGGCGGAAGCCACAACTCGTCCGTGATCGCCCGCTTCCGCGCCCGCGCACAGGAGCAGTGATGAACCTCAACCAGACCGCCGACCTACTCGAACTCCTCTCGGCCGCCAACGTGTTGAACCGCATGGAGGCCGGCACCCCCGACGTGTGGCACGCCGCCCTGGGCGACCTGCCGTACCGGGACTGCATGGCCGCCGCCGCCGACCTGATCCGCACCCAGCAGTGGGTCAAGATCGCCGACATCCGGCAGGCCGTGCGGGAGCGCCGCTCCCAGGCCGCCGCTGACTACGTCGGCCCCGGCCTGACGGTCGAGGTGCCCGACGCCGACCCCGACGACGTGACCGCCTACCTCGCCGCCCTGCGCGGCCAGCGGACCCGTGCCGCGTCCGGGCTGGAACGGCCCCGGCCCGTCGCCCAACTCCTCGGCGGCGTCGGGCGGGCCGTCCCCGCGCCCCGCCGCGCGCCCGGCCCCATGTCCATCCCCTGCCCCCGCTGCACCGCGCCCATGGGCAAGGGCTGCCGGCTCCCGTCCGGCCGTCCGCGCGGCGCCGGTCCGCACCGGGAGCGGGCGCAGGCCGCGCGGCAGAGATGGGAGGCCACCCAATGACCGCCGTCGTCTGGCTGGAGTGCGACGCCGAGACCGCCCCCGGCGAGCGGTGCCACGTCCACGACACGCCGCCCGGCCCGCCGTGCACCGCCACCGAGACCCGTGCGCGACTCCGGCGGCAGGGCTGGCGCCGTACCCGCGACGGCCGCGACATCTGCCCCGACTGTTGGACGGCGGGCCAGCGATGACCGCCCCGCCGATCCCCGGCCGGCGCCCCCGCCCACCCGAACTCGCCGTCGCCTGCCCCTGGTGCCGCGCCCCCGCCGGCGTTCGCTGCACCACCCGACGCGGCAGGGCACTCCCCGCCAGCCACCCATCCCGCACCACCGAGAGGAGCGGAACGTGATCGCCGACCTGTTCGCCGGCCCCGGCGGACTCGACGAGGCCGCGCGACAACTCGGCCTGCCCACCGTCGGCATCGAGCACGACGCCGACGCTGTCACCACCCGAACCGCCGCCGGGCATGCCACGATCCACGCCGACGTCCGGCACCATGGGCCCGACAGCGTCCCCGACGCCACCGTGCTGGCCGCCGGGCCGCCCTGCCAGACCTACAGCCACGCCGGTGACGGCTCCGGGCGCCGCGCGCTGGCCGAGGTGCTGGATGCCGCTCGGGCCATGGCCGCACGCCAGCAGACCGCAGCCCGATGGGGCGACGAACGCACCGGCCTCGTGCTGGAGCCGCTGCGCTGGGCCCTGACTGCCCTGGACGACGGTCAGCCGTACCGGGCCGTCGTCCTGGAGCAGGTGCCCGCCGTGCTGCCGGTGTGGCAGGTGATCGGCGCCGTCCTGGCCCGGGAGGGCTACGGCGTCGCCACCGGAGTGCTGCGCGCGGAGGAGTACGGCGTACCGCAGACTCGACGCCGAGCCGTGCTCGTCGCCCGCCTGGACGGGCGGACCGTCCTGCCCGAGCCCACCCACCGGCCGTGGCGGCAGGAGCCCGACCTGATCAGCATCGGCCTGCCCCGCTGGATCTCGCAGGGCGACGCCCTGTCCCGGCCCGAGCCGTTCGTCGTGGTCAGCAACTACGGCACCGGCGGCGACCCGCGGAACCGCGGCCGGCGACGGTCCGACGAACCCGCCTTCACCGTGACGTCGAAAATCTCGCGGAACCGCGTGCTCTCCGCCGACGGCACCCGCGAACTCCCGCGGCTCAGCCACTCGGAGGCCGGGCTGCTGCAGGGCTTCCCCGCCGACTACCCGTGGTCCGGCCGCGACGTCGCTCAGCAGATCGGCAACGCCATCCCCCCGCCCCTCGCCCGCGCGCTCATCACCGCGGCCACCACCCCGTGACCGAACAGCAGGACGCCCGCGCCGTTCGACCCGGCGCGGGCGCCCCCCGATCCCACCACGACAACCACCTGGAGGACCCGACCGTGATCATCCCCGACGACATACTCACCACCCTGCGCACCCGGGCCCGCACCACCGGCCCCCGGCTCACCCTCGCCGGCCCACGGCTCGACCCGCGCCTGTACGAGCGGATCGACACCGTGCTCCAGGGCGCGGGCGGCCGGTGGGACCGCACCGCCCAGGCGCACGTGTTCCCCGACGACGCCGCCGACGCGCTGGCCCGGCTGCTGACCACCCGCCACGTCACCACCCCGCGCGAGACGATCCAGGCACAGCAGTACTTCCCCACCCCGGAGCCCGTCGTCGCCCGTCTGCTGGAGCTGGCCGCGATCACCCCGGGGATGCGAGTCCTGGAGCCGTCCGCCGGGCGCGGCGCCCTCGCCCTCGCCGCCGCCTCGGCGGGCGCCCTGGTGGACGCGGTCGAGGTCGAGCCGGGCCACGCCGAGGTGCTGCGCGCCGCCCACCACCCGGGCGTCACCGCGCTGGTCGCGGACTTCCTCGCCACCCGGCCCGACCCGGTCTACCACCGGGTGATCATGAACCCCCCGTTCACCCGCGGCGCCGACATCGCCCACGTGACCCACGCCCTCGGTGCGTTGCGGGCCGAGGGGCTCCTCGTCGCCGTCATGTCCCACGCCACCGCCACCGCCGCCTCGGCCGCCCGGTTCCGGCAGCTGGTGGCCGACCGCGGCGGCCAGGTCCAGCCGCTCCCCGCCGGCGCGTTCCGCGCCTCCGGCACCGACGTCCGGGCGCTCATCGTCACCATCCCCGCCACCCGGCCAGCTGGGGCGCCGCCGACCGTGTGGCCCACCGACAGCTGCACCACGACCACGCCGGCGCCGGCGCCGCCACCGCTCTCGGCCCCCGCCGTGATCGCCCGCCGCATCGTCGCCGATCTCCAGCGCGCCGCCACCGAGTTCGGCCGAGTCGCCGACGACCTCGACCGCACCACTACCCCGTGACCACCCGCCAGGACGCCCGGCTGGGTCGTGACCAGCCGGGCGCCCCACCACCCAACCAGACCGGCCACCAGGAGGACCAGACCATGAATCCGTTCGCTGATGACCTGCCGGCTGACGACCGGCTGCGCCTGATGCTCGCTGCCCGCATCAACTGCCACGTGGACACCTGGCGGCTCGCCTTGTTCATCGCGGGCGCCATCGTCGCCGACCCCGCGATCCGGGCCGAGATCGACCGCATCGGCGCCGCACACGCCGCCGGCCAGCCCCGCGCCAACCGCGCCACGAGGCGCGCAGCCGCACGCCGCAACTCCCCAAGGAGGAACCGCTGATGACCGAGCCCACGCCCGCCGTGTGCGGGGATCAGCTCACCGACTGGACGTGCAGCCTCCCCGCTGGCCCGCACCCGCGCTGGCGGCACCAGGACGAGGAGGCGGGGGTGTGGTGGCAGCAGTCCGCCGTCCCCCCGCACAGCAACGCCCCCACCACGGCGCCCCACGGGGCCCCTGACGGCCCGCCAGCCCCCCGAGTGGACCCGAGTGCCACCGAGGGGGAGAACGGCGCTCAGGCGGGCACACAGCCGTTCGGCGTCGGACTCCCCACCGTCGAGCCCGAGCACTCGGCCATCACCGCCATGCCCGGCGCGCCCGACGAGATCCTGCTGCGCATCCCCGGCCTGACCTACCTCGACACCGAAGCAGGCACGTGGGCAGTCGAGTTGGGCCTCCACCGGGACGACCTGCCGGCCCTCCGCGCCCGGATCGTGGAGGCGATCCACGCCGACACCCAGAGCGCACGGCGGGGAGAGTGCCCAGAGTGCGGCGACACCGGCGCCTGCGCGGGTGGCCCCTGCGCGATCGTCCCCACCCCGCTCGCCGGGCTGCGCGACCGGATCGCGGCCCTCATCGCCGACGCCGAAGGCACCTACCCGAACGCCGACGCCGACACCATCGCCGACGCCGTCATGGCCGAGGTGCAGCCCGACCTGGACGACATGTGGCGCACGATCCTCCAGTACGACGCCCAGGCACAACGCCGGGCGGCGGGCCGCCTTGACCGCCTCGATCGCGCCGAAGCCGCGCTCAACCGCGTGCGGGGGGCGCTGCCCACCACCCCGCGCGAGGAACGCGGGCTGCCCAACGACCTCGCCTACAACGCCGGCTGGCACGACGCCTGGGACGAGGTCCGCGCAGCACTCGACCCCGACGCCCCCACGCCGTAACCCCCCGGTGGCCCGGCACCAGCCGGGCCACCACCGGGGCGCCGTGGCCCCACAGAACTGCCTCGGCACCCCTCTCGCGCCCGAACTCCCCTCCCCGGCCCTCGACACCGGACGGACCCCTGACAGCCCCGCAGGCGCCCACACAGCCCCGCGCCACCCGCACGAGCACCAGGAGCACGACATGACCACCCTCGCCCCCTGCTGCACCGCCTGCTACCGCCCTCTGCCCGCCTGGGATCTGGACCGGCTAGCCTGCCCCGGATGCCAGTCGCGTGCAGCCGAGCGCCTGGCCGAACTGCCCGCGCTGCTGGCCGCCCTGTCGCCGGTCCCAACCCGCACAGGTGGGCTGGTGGCGGTCCACGGCCCGGCCGGGTCGCGCCCGCCGATTGCCCTGCACGCCGTCGACCTGTCTGTCGAGGTGCCGGCGCTGTTGGACTCGTGGGCGCGGGACTGGGCGTCGGTCGCCGGCCACGACCTGCCGGAGCGGTGGCTGCCGAACGCGGCGGCCGGTCCGGCGCTGTGGCTCCGCTGGCGCCTCGACTGGGCGTGCCGCCAGCACCCGGCCGTGGAGGAGGCGCTGCGGGAGATCGGGCACGCCTGGTCGGCCGTGCGCACCGCCGCCCTCGGCGAGCGCGCCGAGCGCCGCGTCGCCGTCGTCTGCCCGTGCCAGGGGCTGCTCCGCGTCGGCGTCTCCACGGACGCGGCGACGTGCGCCGGGTGCGGCACCAGGTGGAGCCGAGGCGACCTGCTCGGGATGCCGCTCGCCCAACGCTCGGCGGCGTAGTGCACAGCTTGCCAACTTCGACACACGTATGTCAAAGTTGGAAGAGGTTGAGGGAGCCACCCGAAGCCATGAACCCAAGGAGCTGCCATGTCCCACGCCATCGGCACCGCCGTCTGGTCGGTCGTCCGGGGCGAGTCCCCCACCGCCCGCGCCGTCGAGCCCGGCGTCGCGGGCATCAACGTCCCCGACGAGATCCTGACCTGGGCCGCGAAGCACGGCCTATCCATGGACGACCCCGACGTCTACCTACTGGTCACCCCGACGGAGGAGGCCGGGACGGTGGACGGTGAGATCGCCTACCGCGAGCTCGCCATGCCGGCCGCCGACCTCGCCACCGTCCGGGCAGCGCTTGACGATGAGTGAGTCCACCGAGCGGGAGCTGTGGCTGATCGGGCAGGTTGTAGACCACCTCGGCGTGGCCAGCCGAACGGGCGCGCGCACGTTCCTGCGTCGCGCGGGCCTCGGGGCGGCCGACTACGTCACCGGCGCCAGCGGTCGCCCCGAGGCCCGGTACGACGCGGCGGCCGTCCGCGACGCCGCCGCCCGCCGACCGGGGCAGGGTCATCGCACCGACCTGGACGAGCGCCCCGCAACGCCCGACGCCTGATACGGTTCCTGTCTCATCGACCCTCCGAGGGGCCCCGGCCGCCACCACCAGGTGGCGGCCCTCGCACGTCCGAGGAGGCACCCGGTGACCACCAGCATCCGCCCCGTCCACCTCCCGCGCCTGCGGGACCAAACCATCCGCTACCTCACCACCCCACCGACAGCGGATCGCGCGACACAGAGCGTCGCCGACGAGCACGGGCAGCGCGACGAGGACGCCACCCAGTTGCTCATCAAGCACATACGGCACGCCGACCTCTACGTCGTCACCCCGGACATGGCCGCCCTCGCGGTCTCCGCTGGCGCCCAGCTCGCCGCCGCGCGCTGGGCCACCGCCGACCGGCCTTCCCCCTGCGGCCTCATCTACTACCAGGGCGGCATCGGCACCGTCACCGTCGACCACCTCGACATGCAGGTTGAGGCCCTAATGTGGGGCCCGCACCCCGATGGCCTAGCCATCTGGACTGCGTTCACCCGGCGCGCTCTCGCCGAACGCTGGGCCGCGCAGGGCCGCCTGGACGCCCTCACCGACCGGGGCATCGACGCCGCCCCGATCCTGGTCACCTCCGGCGCCGTCCTGCCCGTCACCACCGACCCGGTGCCGCTGGCCGAAGCCGACCCGGACATCGCCACCGTGCTCTCGGCGCTGGCCGCGTCGTGGCTGCTGATGCAGCAGCCCCAACTCGTCGACCGCACCCGGGAGGCCGCCGGCCCCGCTGACCGACGCCGGGCCCACCGCGAAGGACGGCCCTCCCCGGACGTCACCGTGGTCGACCTACGCCGGCAATACACCCCGAGCGACCGCCCCCCCGAAGACGACGAGTACGAGGGCCGCCGTTACCGGCACCGCTGGGTCGTCTCCGGCCACTGGCGCCAGCAGCCCTACGGCCCTGGCCGCGAACAGCGTCGCCAGCAGTGGATTCCGGCCTACATCAAAGGGCCCGATGGGGCGCCGCTACTGGCAACCGAACGCGTCAACGTCTGGCGTCGGTGAAGTTGCCGAGTGGCTGCTGGGGCCCGCACCGGAATCGGCCCCGCCTGTCAGTCCCGGCTGACACCATGGGGCCGTGACCACGGTGATCCTCCACGGCGGCCCCTGCGATGGGGAGACGCTTGACCTGTCCGCCGTGCCCGAGGAGGAGCGGGCCGGCGGCGTCGCGCTCCCGTCGGCGGGCTGCGCGTATCCCGGTGGACGGTCGCTCTACGAGCCCGACGCCGCCGGCCGGTGGCAGTGGCTCCGGGACGTGCCGTGACCGAGCAGTCGGCGAGCGGCTGGTCGAAGGCCGCCCGCCGCCGGACCGCGCGCCGTCCGCGAACCACTTCGTCAGTCAGCCCGCCGTGCGACAACTGCGGCGCAGCGGCCGGCGCCTACGGCCGCGTCGACTCCTCCGGAGTGCCCGGCCGCGTCTGCGGCGAGTGCCAGTGGCTCAGCCAGGACGAGCTGTTGTTCGGGTAGCAGCCTGATCCGCCGCCGCGAGCCACCGCATCCCCCACGCCTCTGTGGCGATGCCGGACGGGCCCTCCGTGAGCGGCGGCAACACGGCGGCCGACATCTGCTCCAGCCGCACGCCGCGCGGCAGACCCGCCACCATCACCGCCACATCCGGGCTCATGACGGCAGGCTGCCACGCAGGGTGCGATGGCGGCTACCGCTATCGGGCCAACTCCACCTCGGCGGTGGCCCGCTCAGCGGCTGCCCGGAGGATCGCGACACGCGTTCCCTGGCTGAGGCCGACGCCCCAGTGGAGCCCGGCCTGCCTCGCTGCGTCCTGCAGGAGTTCGATCAGCCGACTGCCGTCTGCGCCCTCGCCGGCCAGCTCCTCAACAAGGGGTAGGAACTCGGGCACCTCGACCGCCGCCTGCTGCCAAGCAAGCACGCCGTCCATCTCCTTGCTCATCCGCGGCGCACGCGTGGCGATCCAACGCTCCATCTCCCGGGGGTCCGGCCAGTCCGGCGACTCCTGATGGCACGGCTTGCAGAGCAGGATGAGGTTGTCGATTCCGTCGTCACCTCCGAGGCTGTGCGGGACGACGTGGGCCCGCTCCAGCGCCGCCCGCTCCCAGCTGGCCTTCGCCGTCTTCTTGTCCCAGTGCTCGGAGTAGTACCCGCAGGCGAAGCAGCAGGGCTCGCCCAAGTCGTACAGGCGCGGGGCGAACCTGTCGCGCCGGAGCGAGCGCGCCCAGTGCTGCGCGATCTCCCACTTGGTCGGCGTCGTCACGGTCGGCCACCCTCCGGCGCGGCGGCCTCCGTGTCGCGCTCTCGGAGCGCCTGGGAGATGGCGCCGATGCTGGGGTTCTTGCCCTTGTGCTTGCCTTCGGCGATCCGTAGGTGGGGCTGGATCTGTCGCAGGGTGAAGCCCTTCTCCCGCAGGACGACGGCCTGGATGGTCAGCGCCTCCGTCATGACGGGGCGCCGGCCGCCGACTCGTCCGCGGGAGCGGGCTGCGTCGAGGCCGTCCTTCGTTTTCTTGACGATGTCGCGGCGGCGCTCGGAGGCGAGGACGAGGGCGAGTTCGAGCAGGAGGTTCATCTCCTTGTGTTCGCCGGCCCCAACGCCTTCGAGAACCTTGACGGCGATGTCGCGCTTGAACAGCTCGGCGAGGGTCATGAGGCCGGTGAGGGTGTCGCGGCCGAGGCGGTCTACCTCCTGGACGCAGAGCATGTCGCCGCTGCGGAGGTAGTCGACGGCGGCGCTGAGGCCTGGGCGGTCGGCGACGGCGAGCTTGCCGCTGACCTTCTCCTCGAAGACCTTGATGCAGATGGGGTCGAGCGCGTCGTGCTGTCGGTCGACGTTTTGCTTGTCGGTGGATACGCGGACGAGTCCAACTAGCGCCACAGGGCTCCTCGTTCATCAATCGGTTCGGTGTGGGTACTTGAACGATACCTGTTGATGAACCGTTTGATGAACAGCTTTCCGTGCGGATTCCCCTCACGGGGCATGCTGTTCACCGATTCCATGTAACGACCGTTAGATGAACAGCTGGTTGGTGCCGACCGGCGAGCGGTGGCGAACCAGTCCGAAGAGGCAACAGGCAACCCGCCCACGGACGTCGCCGAGCCGTCACCATGGAGTCATGGCCCTGACCCAGGTACTCATCGAGACGATCGGCACCCTCCACTCCAGCAAGCGCCCCAGCGGCGACCATCTCTACTTCGACCTGAGCGACAAGCTCCGCAACCCGCACCACGACCCGAAGATGCGCGAGCTGACCGGCCTGGACCGCCGGGTGCGCGACCACGTGCTCAGTACCCCGGGGGCCATGCAGATCGTGGAGCGCATCGCGGAGCAGGCGCGCGCGGTGCTCGCCGGGTACTCGGATCGCCGCCGCCGGCTGGTGCGGGTGACGGTCGCGTGCCGCGGGGGTCGGCACCGCTCGGTCGCGGTCGCGGAGGAGGTCGCGCGGTATCTGCGGACCGAGGGGATCGGCGTCGAGGTGGACCACAGGGACATCAAGAAGCCCGTCGTCCAGCGGTGACGAGCTACGTCGAAGCCCCCACCCCGGCCGGCGCCGGGATGGGGGTGAGCGTGTTCCTTGCCGGCGGTGTCACTCACTGCCCGGACTGGCAGCGGGTGGCCGCGCGGGAGCTGCTGGCCGCCGGGTTGACGGTGTTCAATCCGAGGCGCCGCGAATTCCCGATCGACGACCCGGCCCAGACGCCGGTCCAGATCGCCTGGGAGTACCGCCACCTCCAGGTCGCCGACATGATCCTATTCTGGTTCCCGCCCTGTGACGCGGCTCTGACGACACAGCCCATCAGCATGTACGAGCTGGGGTTCGCCGCGGCTTCCGGGCGACGCATGGTCGTCGGCGCCGATCCGGGGTACCCCCGTGTTGCTGACGTGTACACCCAGCTCGCCCACGCCCGGCCCGAGTTGACTATCCACGCGACGCTGGGGGCGACACTCCGGGCAGCCCGTGAGGCCGCCGCATGACGAAGTGCCCCAGCCCGCCGTCGTGGCGGGCTGGGGCGTGGTCAGTTGTCGGGTGCGATACGGGCGGTGCGGGCGTCGACGCGGTTGACGGCGTCGCGCAGGCTCCCGCCCCCGTTGGGGTGCAGCTCTTCCTCGACGCGCGTCAGGCGGCCTGCGATTCGTTCCGTGCACTGCTCGATGCCGGCGATGCGCTCCAGGACTCCCGGCCGGGCTGGCACTCCGGGCCGCTCGGGGGTGCCGCGCCAGTCGTCCGCGAGGTCATCGAGCCTGGCGGCTGTGCGGATCGCGGCGCGTCCGGCGCGCCAGAGCCCGGCGAGGAGCGCACACACGGCGGTGCCAGCGCCGGCCCAGACGGCTATCTGGTCGGGCGTCACGGGCGGCCCGCTCTCCCCGCGAGCGGGTCGCTGCGGCTCGGCGTAGGTGTCTCGGTCGCTCCGGGTCCGCCGGGGGTGGCAACGGCGGTGAGCACCGCAAGGAGCGCGGCGCCTGCGGCGGTCGCCAGGGCGGCCGGCCAGTCCACGCTCAGCACGTCGACTGCGTCGGCACCGAGCACGGCGACCAACGCCTGCGCGAAGGTGCGCACGGCGCGCTCCAGCGTCGCGCGCCAGAAGGTCCAGGTGGTCATGGTTCGGTACCCCTCTCTCAGGCTGGCCAGGCCAGCAGGCTGGCCACCAGCTCGTCTACGGTCAGGTCGCGATCGGTCACGTTCAGCAGGTCCACGACCAGCCGGTTGTCGTCGCTGCCGGGCAGCATCCCGGGCCAGGTGTGTACGAAGTGCCCCCGGCCGCCCGCGTGGACGGGCGACCCGATCGGCCAGGACTTCGCGCGCTTCCAGTCCTCGCCGGCCTTCCGGTGGTTCCGCGCGATCCGCACCTGCACCTCATCACCGCGCTCCAGCCCGCCGACGCGGAACCCGACGCCGAGCACGAAGGCGTGCGCGCCCTTGAGGAGGGTCTGCTCGGCCTTCTTCTCCGTCCACCCCGTGCCCTGGACGTGGAACCGGTCCCAGGTGACCGTGGTCCATACGTTGGGCTTGAGGGTCAGCGGCTTCGACTTCTCGTAGTAGCGGTCCATGGGCCGGCCCTCCTTGGGCTGTTCGGTCGGGGGCGACGGGCTGCCGCCGGGGCGGGGGGCGTCGGCGCGGACCCACGCGTACAGGGCATCCCCCGGGCAGGCCGTCGGGTGACCGTCGCGGTGGCCCTTGATCTCGCTGCCGGCCGGGCCCCGGGTGCGGCAGTGGTCGATGGCGTCGCGCAGTCCGCGCAGCAGCGCATCACCCGGGGTCCCGTTCGTGCCGTGCAGGGCGCACACCGCGTAGTGCTGCTCGTTCAACGAGGTGTTCCCGTTCGCCGAGTTGCGGCGCTGGAGCCCGCGGCCCTCGAACACCGAGCCGTGCTCGCACACGAGGAGCGAATACCCGATGTCGGACCAGCCGTTGCCGTCCATGTGGGACGCCTGCAACTGCCGCACGTAGGCCGCGCACTGCGCATGCGGGCGGCTGGAGTACGGGGTGCCGAGGTAGTGCACCTTGACGCCCTTCCGGGGGCCCGCGTAGCGGATGGAGCCCGAGGGCTCCCGCCACGCCCGAGCACCCCACCGAGCACGCGGTATCAAATCCATGAGCCCTCCCGGACATGGAACGGCCCCGCGCCGGAGCCGGCAACAGGACGGGGGTCAGCGGATGCGGAGCACCTCAACGAGGGATTGGGTGCGCACGATCGTGGGGCTGCTGCTGCTGGAACCCTGCGCGAACCGAAGAGTGCATGCCCCGCTCACAGAGCCGACGTTGACCTGGCAGTCCTCGTGGTAGCCGGCGAACGTGATGCCGCCACCTACCACCTGTTCCGTCCCGGGCTCGCGGGCCCGCATGACGATCAGGCCGCCCGCTCCGCTGGACTCGTTGGCGACGCCCTCTACGCGGCGGACCATCGAGGTGCCGGATGGTGCCTGCCAGGCGAATCGAGCACCGCCGCCGCCGGAGCCGTAGGCGATGCGGAGTCGGAACAGGTAGTAGCCGCCCGCCTGGACCTCAACCGCGATATTGGTGCTGACGAGGCTGGTCGAGTTGACGACCTCGATGTCGGAGGGCTGCTCAACAACGGCGGGCTTGTCTTCCTCCAGTCTGCCGGCGGTGACCCGCATCCCGGGTCTCCAGGGCCAGGGCATGGCACCTCCTAAAGTGCAACGATCATGGGGTGGGCGAGGCGCACGTCTGTTCCGGCGGGATGGGCGCGGGTGATGCCGTTGACGCTGCGGGTGACCTCCGCGTACTGGGGGTTGACCACCTGCCACGAGCTGAATGCCAGCTGCGGTGACACGTTGGTGTTGCCCGACTCCGCGCTCGCGACGACGCCGACGACGCCGACCGGTACGGGGTCGGTCTCCACGGTGCGGTCCAGCCACCACACGTCGGGCTCCAGCACCCCGGCGGGCCAGACGCGGGCCCGCAGCCGGTCGCCGTCCACCCGTGCCCGCAGGTGGAGTGCGCTGCCGCCCACGTAGGTGTACGGGGTTGGCGCCGTGGAACCGATGGCCGTGGTCACGCGCGCCGCGTCCATGCCAATCGTCCCCTCCGTGCCGAGGAGAACTCGGATCCGGTAGTACGCCGATCCGGAGACGCGCATGACGACGCCAGCCGTGAGGGCGGATCCGGTGGCTACGGCGCTCGGGGTGATGGTGACGAGCAGCTGGCAGTCCGACAGCCCGAAGGGGAGTACCTCGAACCGCTGCGTCGTCGGCGAGGACAGCGTGATGATGCCCTGCCCGTTCGCTACGGACCGGTCGGAGGTCGGGCCGCCGCTGCTCGTCCACGCCACCCCCGTGGTTGTGTCACCCCAGCCGCCGGTGACGGTGCGGTCGTAGATGTCCCAGGCCAGAGGCTCGATGCGCTCGCAGCGCACGATCTCCCCGGCAACGGACAGGTCGACCGGGAGGTCACCGGGAGCGGCGTCGCCGCCGTCGGGCCCGCCGGTGGTGACCCACTCGGGGCCGTCGGTGGTCCGCAGGTAGAGCGTGGTGGTCGACTCGTCGGTATCGACAACCAACACAGTGCCGTCCGTGTCGACGTGCGTGGGGACGTCAGGGTCATCCTCGTCTGGAGGAATCTCGCCAACGCGCCACGGGCCACCCGGAGAGGCGGCTGCCTCGATGCTCCAGCGGGTTGGAGTCAGGGTCTCGGTCAGCCCCTCGACCATGAGGTCGACGGTCTCGTCGGGGTGTTGGGGCGGCAGGTCGGTGACCTGGATGCGGTCGCCCTCCAGCCGATCCATCCACGGGTCGATCACGCTCGGCGCCACGTCCAGCGCGCTGGTGACGGCCGGGTAGCGCATCCCTGGCCACGTGCCCCGGTGCAGCCTCCATGCGGCGATGTCGGCGAGCTGGCCGTCCTCCGCGACGTTGACCGTCACGGCCTCGTCGTACAGGCCCACCTCAGCGACGGACTGGTCGTCCACCGCACGCGCCGACGAGCCGCCCGTGCGCGACGCCGTGATGTCGTTCCGCAGGCGTTGGTCATCGAGCACCGGCGTGAACGGGTTGTCGATCTCATTGCTCCGTGCCGACAGTTGGACGCCAGGCGTCTGGTTGTAGAGGACCTGTCGGGGCCGGTACGCGATCCCCGGCACCTCCCGACGCTCGGCCAGCACGCCGCCGTCGACGTCCGCGCACTCCTGGAGCAGCGTCAGCAGGGCGGCGGGGCGCTGCGGCCCCATCGCCGGAGACTCGGACGCGACGCCGAGCACGGACATCGGCAGTTGCTCTTCCTCGGCGAGGCGCCGCATCCGCGCGAGTGCCGTTTCGCCAGCGAAACCATCGTCGGCCGCCTGGTAGGCGGTGAGCCGCTGGGGAGCGAACACGGCGATATGCCCGAGTGCCATGCCGGCCAGTTCAGCGTGCCATTCGGGTGCGGACAGCACGCTCGTGATCCGCCCTGCGCTGCCTGGATAGGTCCCCGACATCTGGCCGCCGCCGGTGCCGACATGCCACCACACCATCACCCACGACACCGTGCCGCCGGACTGGCTGGCCCTGAATTGCCACCTGTTCCAGCGGCCGTCGTGCAGGTCGGGGCCGATCGTGGCGCCCTGCGAGACGACGGTGCCGCCGTCCAGGTTGTAGCCAATCACGCGGGCGCTCGTGGGGCCGAGGCGGAGCCACCACTCCGCCACTGTGCCGGAGGAGCGGTACCGCATGACGGTGCGCTCTGTCTCGGGCGGGCGCGGGATGCTCGCGACGAACTCGGTGTGCCAGCCCGTCGCGCTCGGGTCGGACGGTGCGGGAACGATCCCGCTGAGCGTTGCGCCGTCCGTCACGGCGGGGAGGGGGGACGAGCCGTCCAGGGTATCCACTGCGGCGAACTGCAGCCCGGAGGTCATCATGGGCGCGACGCCGTCGATCGGGGAGTATGCCCACGTTGCCGCCCGGTCCTCCTCCATCGGCCAGTACGCAACCGGGCCGTAGGAGGGGATACGGCGGCGCAGCGTCGAGGCCAACGCCTTCTGCCCCTGTCCGAGGCGGCGGAGGGGGCCGGCGATGGTGATGTCGCAGCGGGCCTCGCCCGGCCGGTCGCCGGGGCGCGCCGGGTTCGAGAGGTCTCCCCATGGCCAGGTCGGCGCCCAGTCGGCAACCTCCCCGGTCATGCGGATGCGCCAGTCGGTGACCTCGGCGCTGCCCACCACAGCCCAGGTGTTGCCCTGCGGGTCCGTCACCGTGCTGGCGCCAGGGGGCGAGGCAGTGAAGTCCGGGCCGGCGAGGGGCGGCCCGTCGATCCCGTCGCGCAACTCTGCCCGGTAGTAGCGTCCGGCGCCCGGCAGGAATCCGAGCGTGGCGAGGTTGCCCAACTCCAGCGCGGCCGTGCCGGCCGTATTGATGCTGGTGGTGCCAGTGCCGGAAACCTCATGCCCGAGAGCGCGCCATACCCCCGTCGACAGTGCGGGGGCGACGTAAAACTGCGCGGTCCATCCAGACGCGCCGTTATCCACGTCCAGCACCGCACGCAGGGCAAATCGAGACCCCGACGGGTACGGGATCGCCTCGGTCGACAATGCCTCGATCAGCGCGGTGCCGTCGGGCGACCAGCCAAGTCTGACGGCCCCGCTCTCGCTGATCAACACTCGCCACATGCGTGCGCCTGCCAGGTTGTAGCGACCGATGATCTGCTGCGGTCCGTGAGCCCAGGCGGTGTAGGTGGCTGGCGGGTCGCTGCCCCATTGGGCCGGAGCGCGGTCCAGCGCCATCTCGACGCGCACATCCAAATCGCCTGATACGTCGAGCGCGGCAGATCCGGCGGCGCGGGCGCCCGCGCCGTCCGCGTTAGGCACGCGCAGATGCGAGCCGCCGGCCTGCACGCTGATCCGTGCCGGGACGCCCTGGCGGACGTGTGGGTAGTGCGGGCTGGCGGGATGGCCGGGGGTGTAGTGGCTGTGGTTGTTCACCAAGCGCGGGGAGACGCGGGCAGGTTGGGTCTGCCCGGACTCGTCGGGCCGACCCCGGGTGATCGTCAGTGGCTGGGTGCGGTCCAGGTCGGCGGTGACGTCCGTCCACTCCCACGCCGCCGGGTCGCTCGCCGGGTCGGTGCCGAACGCCATCTCCAGCCGGACTGGGGTCCACCAGGGGCGGGTCGGGTACGTCACGGCGCCTCCATCTAATCCAGTAGGGTCCGCATCCCGTCGGGCCGGCCAGCGGCGCGGCGGTATCGGCGATACAGGGCGCGGGAGTTGGCGGAGCCCCAGCGGCGGGAGTCGCGCGCCTGGGGCGGGTGCCAGAGATGCCACAGCGGGGCATCCCCGCGCCATGGGGGCCCGGCGAGCGTCCGGAGGGCGAGCGCCCACGCCTCATCTTCTTGTCCCCATCCGGCGAACCGCCGGTCGAGCGGCACCTTGTTGTAGAGGTCGCGGCGTAGCGCGACGATGCCGCCACCCTCGAACCCGCGGTACGGCGGCTGCTCCAGCGGCCCGTCGAGCGGGCCACCGGAGAGTACGGCGTCGGTCGCAACCCGGGTCAGGCGGCGCACGGGCCCGTGCGGGATCGCCCACGGCGCCCTGCCCGCGACCGCGTCGATCGCCTCGCCGATGCCGTCCGTCCACACGTCGGCGTCCGCCACGACCAGCACACCGCCCGCCGCCCGCCGCAGCCCGTCGGCGACGGCCGCGGCCTTACGCCACGGCCCGGCCGGCGCCCGGCCGAGCAGCGGCTCGTAGCCGGCAGCCCGCCAGCGGGCCAGCACCCAGCCGAGCGCCGCCTCCCGGTGCGGGCACCCCGGGTGCCACGGGATCACCACGGTGACGCTCACGGGGACCACGCCGGGTCGCGAACCATCCGGTCGAGCTGGGCACGGGCCGCCGCGCGGTCCCGGTGGGTGAGGCGACGGCTGAAGCTCCCGGCGTGCTGCCGGTAGACGGCGCCCGGCCGCGTGGCGCCGGCGAACCGCGCGCCTCGCCGCGCGAGCCCGAGCCAGAACGCGCTGTCGATCCAGTCGTTCGCCTCGTGCCACGGTGACCGAGTCCAGAGGCTGCGCCGGAACGCGGCGCACGAGAACGCCACCTGCCTACCGGACAGCGCCTGGCGAGCGGAGGCGCGGGGGAACACGATCTCCCGTCGTCCGCGTCGCATCCCGACGGAAACGACGTCGGCCCACGGGGCGAGCGCCCGAACGTCGGCGAGGCAGTGCGGCAGGAGTAGGTCGTCGGCGTCCAGGTGCATCACCCACTCGGTGGGCGTCGCCTCCACTGCCCGGTTCCTCGCCGCTCCCATGCCCCGGTAGGTGTCGCGCACGACCTGCCACGGCAGCCCGGACTCGTCCAGCGCCTCACGGGTCGGCCCGATGTCGTCAACTCCGGCGTCCAGCACGGTGACGATCTCCGGCCGCACGGTCTGCGCGGCGACGCTCTTTACCCATTCGGGCAGGTAGCGGCCGTAGGCGCCCCATGCGGAGGTGACGACGCCGATCGGCCAGCTCGCGGTCAACCGAGGTCTCCAATCGCGTACATGGGCCGCAGCTTCCGGGAACGGTAGCCGGGAGTGCGGGCGATGATCCGGCCGCCGAGGGCCTTCACCGCGTCGGGGATCTCCGGGCAGTGCGCCACCGCGCGGGGCAGCACCTCGTGAGCGACGGCGACCTCGCAGACCAGCAGCCGGGACTGGGCGCGGATCTGGGTGAGCATCTGTTCCCACCACGGCACGTGGTGCAGGACGCTGAGGCACAGGATGACGTCCCAGTCGCCCAGGCCCGCCAGCGACTCTGGGGTGATCCGCTCGTAGATGCCGGTGACGCGCGGATCGCCGGCCTCCTCCAGCGCTGGCCGCAGCCCGCGCCAGTCGTCCACCGCTGTGACGTGACAGTCGAACTTCTCGGCCAGCCGCAGTGCGAAGTACCCCTCGTGGGCGCCGAGGTCGAGCACGCGCAGCCCGCTCTGTCCGTCCAGCTCGCGGGCGATCGCCTCGTATCGAGGCGCGGCGGGCCGGGCTGGCGTTCCGATGTCGCGGCCGTTACGGCGTCTGGGCTGGTACATCGCACCCCCACTGGTTCTTGATCGACATGCGCTGCGGGCTGCCCCACCACTGCGGGGTGTGCGCGGCGTGAATCTCCGGCACGGGCACCCCGGACGCGCCAGGCCCATGCAGGTCGTAGGACAGGTCGGACGGCTGGTAGATCGCGGTCTCCCAGTCGATGAGCAGCGGCCGACCGTCGTGCCCGCGCACGAGATTGCGGACGTGGACGTCACGGTGGTGGACACCCTCGGCGTGTAGCCGGAGCAGCAGTTCGTGCAGCCCGCGCACCGGCCGCCAGCGGGGCCCACAGCGGACCTGCGGCGTGCACGTCTCCAGCACCAACACCGGGCCCTCTATCGAGATCAGGCGGGGGGCGGCCCACGGAACGCGCTCGTACCAGGCGGCCTCGGCGGCTGCGGCAGCGGCGGACCGGTGGCGCTTCGTCGTCCGGGTCAGCCCGACCCGGACGGTGGCTCGGCGGCTCACCACGCAGCCCCGACACGCCGGATGTCGCCGCCGTACTGGGTGCGCACGATGCCCTCCAGCCAGGCCATGAGGTGTCGGTCGCCGGCCACGATCTCGATCGTCGGCGCGGCGGTGGCTGCCGTTCCGGTGGCGACGGTCGCACGCACCGTCGGCGGGTCCGGAACCTGCACCATGTGGTCAATGGCCTGGGTGAGTGCAGGCGTGCCGGCCTCCACGCCGACCTGGACGCCGGCGGGAATCCACTGGCCGACCTCATCGGCGAACATCCGCGACGGCGAGCCGATGCCGAGGAAGGATTTGACGCCGTTGAGGGCCGAGCGCGCAGCGCCTACCACCATGTCCCGCAGCCCTGCGGCAGCGGCACGGACGCCAGACGCGATGCCCGCAATGATCGCGCGGCCGATGTCGACGAACCAGCCGCCGACGCCGGACACGGCCCGCCACGCGCCCAACAGTCCGGTGACGATGGCGTTGCGCACGGCACCCCAGGCGCCTGACGTGGTGTCCTTCACCCACTGCCAGGCGTCGGAGATCAGATCACGCAGGCCACGGAGGGCCGCCGATGCGCCGTCACGAATCCCGGTCCAGGCGTCGCTGATGCGGTCCAGCACCCATTGCCAGGCTGCGCCGGTGGCGGCCTTGATGTCGTCCCAGTGGGAGATGATGATCCCGACCGGATGCCATGTCATGAACAAGTCGACGACCCATTGCGCGATCGACGAGATCTTGTCCCAGACCCAGTCCCAGGCGGCCTTCGTGGCGGCGACGATCTCGTCCCAGTAGATGATGACGGCCGCAACCCCGGCGGCCAGCAGGGCGATCGCGGCGATTACGCCGAGGACGATCCACGTCACGGGGTTGGCCAGCAGCGCCGTGTTCACCGCCCAGAGGCCGATCGACAGCGCGGTGAAGGCGCCAGCCGCCACGAGGACGGCGACCGCGATCGCCTGGAACAGCCCGGGATGCTGGCTGGCGAACGAGGCGACCCCGGAAAGCACCGGCATCAGGGCATCGCCCAGCGTCCCGGCGAGCGTCCGCATCTGGGACTCGAACTGCTGGCCTGGGTCGTCCTCCAGCGCGTCGGTGACGCCCTGCGCGGCGCCCGACACGTCGTCCAGCCCGTCAACGGCAGACGCGGTCGCTGGGTCCATCGCCAGCAGGGCGTCTGCCGACTCTCCGGCCATGTCGCCGAACAACTCGACTGCCAGTTGAGCGCGTTCGGCCGGGTCCTCCACGCCGCGGAGGGCCTCCAGCGTATCCCCCATGGCCGCAGCGGCCTCGGGCCCGCCCGAGTGGATCGCGGCCAACATGCTCTCCGCGTTGAGCCCGAGCCCCTGGAACGCCTCGGCGGCGGCCTCGGTGTCCTCAGCCGTGATCCGCGCGAACTCATGGATCACGTCGGCGGCCTGGTCAATGTCGCGCCCGCCCGCCTGCACGAACTGGCTCATCAATCCGAAGGCGGTTGCCCCGTCCAAGCCCAACCGCTGGAACTGTTCGGAGTACTCCTGGATGACGAGCGGCACGTCACCACGCATCGAGGCGGGGAGTGCCGCTGCCGCTGCGGCGAGCAGGTCGAACGCCTCAACCCCGTCGGCAGCCAGGCCGTTCTCGATGGCCTGACCGGCGGCCGTGGCCGCGTCCGCCACGTCCCACTGGTAGATGTCCGCCAGCGCCACAGCCGAGGCGGTCATCTGCTCCATCTCGGCGTCCGTGGTGTCCGCGAGGCTGGACACCGACGAGGCGACGGCGCCGACAGCCTCGGACACCTCACCCATCGAGCCGCCGAATCCTCTGGCGTAGACGTCGCCGGCGATCTCGCCAGCGCGTTGCGCCTCGTCGGCGGTCAAGTCGAGCTGGGCGGCGAGCCGGCTGGTGGCCGCGCTGGTGTCCATGGCGGCGGCCATGCCGACGCCGAGGCCGACGGCGAGGGTGCCGCCGGCCAGCGCGCCGACGCCGGACATGCTGTCGGCGAACCCCGACATGCGGTCGGAGAACGACGAGTTGAGGGCGTCGCCGGCGGCGTCGCCCGCATCGTCACCGGCGCGGCGGGCGGCCCGCGTCAGCTCGTCCGTCATCCCCCGCTGGAGATCAGATCCGAAGCCGCGGAAGGACGGGGTTACCGCGATCCAGGCGGTGCCGACCTGCGGTCCGGTGGCGGTGGCCATGGCGGTCACCCCCAGCCGGTGGTCAGTGGCCGGGCGGCCGTGGTCGGGGACGCTGCCGGCGAAGGAGCGCCTTGCCTCGCTCGATCAGTTGGTCGCGGGCCTGGCCGCGCAGGGCCTCAACCTTGCTCGGGCGCGGGACGGGCTTCGGCGCGGAGCCGGGCTGCGAGCCCTTCTTCGAGCGCTGCCAGTTGGCCGTGGCCAGCGCATCGAACGTGCCTGCCAACAGCTCGACATCGAGCGGGTACACGCCGGACTCGCGCGCCTTGGCCCAGGCCAGCGCACTGCGGGAGGTCTGCGGGATGACGTGGACGAGCCGCCACAGTCGCCCCCATGTGAGGTGCGGCGCGCCGATGTCGTCCAAGTCCAGCCCGAGGATGAGGAGGTCGTGCTCGATCTCCCCGCCGTACTCGCTCAGGAGGTCGACGAGGGCGAAGATTCCCCCAGGCTCTCGACACCCTGATTGCTCTTGTGCTCGTCGATCAGCAGCAGCAAGTCGTCCGCCCGCCCGCCGGCGGCGACGAACCGGTCGTACTGCTCGGCGCCCATCAGGCGGCGGGCGAACGGCACGTCGCCGGTCTCCCGCACCTTCTGCGCCGCTTCCTTCAGCTCGTCCGGCCAGAAGCCGGGCGCGGGGATGCTGTACGGCTTCCCGCTGACGGTGATCGTCAGCCGGTCACCGCCCTTCCGCTGCGCGGCCCTGCGCCGCAGTTCCTCCAAGTCGAACGTGGTCCTACTCATGCGCGGTCTCCTCAGTGGGCGCGCGGTCAGGAAAGCGGCGGGGCGCCCCCGGACCGCGCATGGCGGGGACGCCCCAGATGAGGGGGGTGGGTTCCGTCAGGAACCCGGCATGATCATGGCGGGGTTGTTGGTGTTCTCGATCAGCGCGACACCGCGCGAGACGCCGTCCACTTCCATGACGTGGACCTTCGCCAGAAGCGTCATCTCGTAGAAGGTGAGCTGCCCCGCCGTGTGAGCGATGTCGCCCTGCTCGTCGACGACCAACGTCGGGATGTAGATCCTCTTCCAAATCCCGCCGTCGACGAGATCGAGGCAGCCGCTTCGCACGTCCTCGCCAGACTGCTGGACGACCACGGTCTGCGTCTGGTCGCCGGTCGTCGTCGTGATGCTGTCGGGGTAGCGCAGCCCGGCGACCACCCAGTTGTCTTCCAGCGCCTGGAACTGCACGGTGTGGTCGTCTTCGGTCACGGCTGTCCGAACGATCGAGTTCCCTTGCCAGGCGCGGAAACGTTCGACCGTCCGGTTCCGCCCCTGCGTCGGCCCGTCCTCCGACAGCCAGCCGACCTCGTAGAACTCGTCGCCGGGTGGGACGAACGCGCCCGTCTCGTCGTGGATCGGAGGCAGGGGGAACTCGGCGACCGGGGAACCCGGGAGGGTCACCCACAGGCCGCTGTCGAACCCGTACCAGGCCCTCGCGTTGTCCGTGTTCTTCGCCACGGTGCGCTCCTCTCTTAGGTCGGCACCGCTCCACGGACCGACAGCACAACGGTCATCAGCACCCGCGGTACGTCGCTGGGCGCGTCGGGAATGAGGGTCGGCCCGGTCTCCTCTGTCGAGACGCGAACCTCGGGCACCGCCTCGCAGATGCGGGCCAGGTGATACCGGGCGGACTCCGCGAGGTCGGACGCCCGGGAATCGTCGGGCGCCCACACCTGCACGTCGATCCGTGCGTCGTCCACGATCGGGTTTCGCCGCGGTCCGCCCAGGCGGCGTAGCAGCACCATCTCCGGCAGGCGCGGCCTCGGCACGCGGGTGCCGACGTGCACCGGGTCCAGCAGGGGCCGCAGGTAGTCGACCGCCACCAGCGTGGCGTCCGGGAACCGGACCGCTGGGGCGGCCATCAGTTGCCTGCCGCGTCGATCGCCCTGCCGAGGAACCGGTGCTTCGCTTCGGCGTGCAGGACGCCGGGGTGGCGGGCGGTCACGATGCCGCGCACCCGGTCCCGGCCGCGCCGCGTAGTGGCGTCGACCTCGATCGCGCCCTCCTGCATCTCCGGTGCCGCTGCCTGGGCTGCGGCGCCCACGCGCTCGGCGCGCCGCTGGAGATCGGCCCGCAGCTCGTCGCCGGTTGCCAGTCGGCCGACTCCCTCGTAGTCGATCTGGATGCGGACGGTCGCACGCGCCACGGCTCATCCCTCCATCCGGGTCAGCAGGATCTCGATGTGGGCCAGCCGCCCCGTGGGCCCGCGCCAGCGGTCGACGTCTCCGTCGATGACCCAGGTGGCGCCGGCCCACTCGATGCGGTCGGTCTGCTCGATGTCGACGGTCAGCGGTCCGAACGCGCGCCGGTTTCTCTCCAGCCCGTCGCGCGGGATCGTCTCGGCGGCGGGCTGGCGGGAGCCCTGCACGGGCTGCACGCGCCAGCCGGTCAGCGTCGTGCGTTCGGCCGCGGACCAGTCCCGCTCCGGGTCGCCGTAGGAGTTGTCCACCAGCGGGGCGCGGACGCGGGTGATGCTGTCGGTGAACCAGGGGAACGGCACAAGTCCACCCCCTACGGCCTGTTGGCCAGCCGGTATCGGTCCAGCACCCTGCGCTCCGCGCCGGTCAGCATGCCGCCGGCGCCCGAATCGTCCGAGGACCCGCTCGTTGCGTAGGAGACGGACTCGCCGCCCGCCTGCTCCGACGAGACGCCGACCGGGGCGGTCGCCGTCCGCGCCGCCACCGCGATCAGCACCGAGCCGATCGCGCCCGGCGGCTCCTCGTAGCCCGAGTCCATCTCGACGCGCAGCCGGCGCGGGCCGTCCGGCCAACAGCCGCACCGCCACAGCCAGCCGCCGGCCGACCAGTCCCACCCGCCGGCCACAGCCGCCCAGGCATCCGGGGCGAGGTCGTGCTGCGGCCGAGTCTCCACCGCCAGCACCTGGTGCAGCATCAGGGACGGCAGGCCGGCGACCGGCCCTCCGACCGTGTCCACCGTCACCGTGCCGGTCAACCGCGGCCACACCCGCCAGCCGCAGTAGTCCCGCACCACGTCGGCGGCCTCGGCCAGCAGGTCATCCGCCTGCTCATCCGTCAGGTCGGTCCCCGGCCGGCGCCGCAGCCGATCCCGCAGCTCCTCCAGGGACGCCACCTCAGCCCCCGGTGGACTTGTTCGCCAGCTGGCGGGACTTGTTGGGCGCCGGCCGCGCCTTCACCTCACGGACCCGCTTCGGGTCGCCACGCTCGGCCACCTTCTCCGGGCTCAGCTTCATCGTCAGCGTGACGCCCGGCCGGACGTCCACCTCGTACTCGCGCAACCTCGCCGCACGGGACATCGCACACTCTCCCTCCGGTGTGGCCGGGCGGCAGGACCGCCCGGCCGGTGAGTCGATCAGGAACCGGACCCAGCGAGGGTGACCTCGCAGAAAGCCGCCGGCTGGTACACGGCCAGGAGCAGGCGCTCCTCAGCGCGCAACGTCACCCGGTTGTGGATGAAGTCGTCCTGGTCGCTGTTGGTCATCTCGACGCTCACGCCGCCCTTGCGGAGCACCTGGCCGCCGATCTCGAACGCGCCGACGAGAGCCGTGCCCTCGGCGATCGCCGAGGTGATGACGGTCCGCTGCTGCCACAGCCCCGGGTTCAGGCCGAAGCCGCCGTTGCCGTAGGCGCCGGTGAAGGGGCCGCCCGCGAAGTACTGCTCGTTCGCATCGCGCGACAGCCTCAGCCGCTGGTAGTCGAGCGGGTTGATGACCACGGCGTCGGCCGGCAGCTGGGTCGCGAGGTCGATGTTCGTCATCGCGCGGAACAGCGCGTCCAGGTCGTCGTCCGGGCCGGCCGACGCCTCGGTGAGGATGCCGTCCCGGTTCAGGATGCCGGTCATGTTGATGCCCGTGCCGTCGCCGTTGAGGAGCTGGTCCTCCTCGGCGAGGACGAGACGCAGCCGCATCTGTCCCTCGATCACGCTGACCAGGTAGGGGACGTCCTGGAAGGACTCGTCCGAGATCTTGGTGATGCCGGCGATCTTCGTGAGGGTCTCGATCTGCGGCTCGAAGCCGAAGTCGATCGCGGGCTTCTCGCCGAGTTCGGCGACGGGCGCGAATCCTCCGGTGGTCGGCCCCTGCACGTAGTAGGTGAGGGTCGTCGCCGACAGCGTGCCGGACCCGAGCAGGGTCGCGATCGTCGGGCGCCGCAGCACCTCGGGAACGACCTGCCCGTACTGGGTCTGCACCAGCCCGCCGGCCGCACCGCCAGTCGAGAAGTCCTTCGCCCCGAACTCCACGCTGCGCTGGCTGAACCGCGTGCGGGACTTCGCTGCGAGCGTCGCCGACTTGTACGCCTCGTCGGCAGCGAGCTTCGCGGCCACGCCGACGGCCTCACCGGTGCCGCCCGGATTCGGCTGCCCGGCGGGCACGGCGAATGCCTTCGCCGCCAGAGCCGCCGCCTTCTCGGCCTGCCCGATCTGCTCGTCCAACTCGTCGACGCGGGCGAGGTGCTTCTCGCTCTCCGCGATCTCGTCCTTCGTCATCGCGCGCCCGGCGGTCTTCGCGGCCTCGATCGGCTCCTGGGCGGCCTTGAGCGCGGCGTCGCGCTGTTCACGCAGGTTCACTGCGCACTCCTCTTCTTGATGTTGACTCTGGCCTCCAGGGAGGCGGCGGCGAAGTCAGGCGTGGGCGCTCCCGGCTCATCCGACTTGGTGCCGGCGGCGGGGTCCGGTTCCTGCTCCGTGGCCGGGGTCTGCTCCTGGCTCTTCTTCTCGTCGCCCGCCTCGTCGGCCACCGGGGGCTCCGGCGTATCGAGCGCGGACAGCACGCCGTCGATGCCCTCGGCAGCGGCGACAAGCTGATCGCGCGCCTCGCGCAAGGCGTTCTCGTTCTTGCCGGACAGGACGCGTCCAGCCTTGATGCCTTCCAGGGCCCGGGCCACAGCGCGACCGGTGCGTTCGCCGAGGGCCTTCACGGTCTGTAGCTCGGTCGCGGGGTTCGCGCCGACCGGCACCACGGACACCTCGTAGAGGTCGATGTCGCGCAGCTCGTAGACCTCGGCTCCGTCCTTCTCGCCCCACCCGGCGTCCCGCACCTGGTAGCCGAAGCTGAACTCCTTGACCCGGCCGCCCTTCAGTAGACGGTAGACCTGCGGCGCCTTCGGGGAATCCATGTCGAGCTGGGCGCGAACCTGGAGGCCGCGGTCGGTCTCCACCGCCTCGACGATCGAGCCGATGTTGTAGTCGGGGTCGGCCAGGTTGTGGCCCCAGTAGACGGGGATCGGGTAGCCGCTGGCCGACCACTCCTTCAGCGTCCGCTCGAATGCGCCGGGCTGCACGACATCGCCGTAGCTGTCGATGTTCCCGAACACCGAGACCAGCGCGGTGAACTCCCCGCCGCCGCTCTCCGCGTCGACGTCCGTGACCTTCACCCGAGCGGGTGCGTCCTTGATCAGCACAATGCCCCTCCCGGGCTCAGAACTCGAATGCCACTTCGACAGCGCACTTGCAGCCGGCGCGCTGCGCGTCATCCAGCGAGCTGTCCGCCGGCCAGCGGGCGCCGTTGGAGAACCGGTCGTCCAGCGGCACGGTCTCGCCGTCCATCCGCCGGTGCGCCGGCCTTGGGTTGGTGGACTGCACGCGCCACGTCTTCGTTGGTTCGCCTCCGGCGCCGCGCGCCGCCTCGGTCTGCCCGAACCCGCTCATCGCGGTGACCTGGCTGGCGGCGATCTCCGGCACCCGCGACCCGGCCGCCGCCGCGAGCGCGCCGGCCAGGCGCTCCTCTGGCGGTACCGGCTGCCCTTCGTCGTCGGTTCGGCCGGTGTCCTCCAGCGCCTCGTCGGCCTCGGCGATCGTCGCGCCGACGATGCCCTCGGCGACGCCGGCGGCCATCGCGGTCAGCCACGCGACTGTGGCCTCGGCGTTGTAGTCCTCCGGCGGCAGGCCGATCTGCTCCAGCAGGGCCTCGGCTGCCGCAGTCGATGTCGCGAGCCCGAGTTGGAGGAGGAGGTCAGCGAGGGACTGCTGCCACGCCTCGCGGTCCACGTAGTCCTCAACCTGCTTGACGCGGACCGGGCCGCGCTTCGCCGCGCCGTACCCGGCGAGCACCGCCGCCTCGAAGTCGCCGAACCAGCGTGCGAGTCGGCGCTCATACTGCTGCTCGTAGGTGTCGGCCCGCACCGGCCGCGCCCGGATCGGCGCCTTCACCGCTTTTCCCCGCACCACCCCGCTCGTCTCACGCGGCAGAGGGTCGGCTGTCGGGTCCGGAGGCGGGGCCGAGTCCTGCGGCGACGCCTGTCCGCCGACCAGCACGTTCAGCGGTGTCACCAACTCGGCGGCATCGCCGCCGATCGCGGGCATGTTCTGCTTCGCGCGCGCCTCGTCGGCCGTCATCCACGGCCGCCCAACCGCGCCCTGGAAGGCCGCCGCCTGCTCCTCCGGGGAGCCGCGCAACTTCGCCTCGACGGGGAACTCGACGTAGTGGTCGGCCGGTTCGCCGAGCATGGGTAGCAGGAAGGCGTTGATGCGGTCCTGGAGCATCGTCAGCCACGGGCCGAGCGAGTCGCCGTACAGCGACCGGCGGAACTCGCGCACGTTGCTGTAGTTCGCGTTGTCCAGGACGCCGACCATCGTGGGGTTGACCTGGTAGGTGCTGGCCACTGTCGTGAGCGACAGCGTGGCGGCTGCGACGAACTCGTCCTCGCGCGCGCTGAAGCTGGCCTTGACGAGCTTCATGCCGTCTTCGAGGATCGCCGTCCCGCCGGCCTCCGGGCCCGAGCCCGTGTAGCTCGACTGCCACTCCTTGCGGAACCGCTCCTTCCCCTTCGAGCCCCAGGCTGGTGCGTCCATCGGCCGCTCGATCACCGCCGCGACCCTGCCGCCGCGCTGCCACACCTGCTCGCGGTAGGTGTACGCGTGGATCTGCTCCGACAGGATCAGCTTCAACGCGCGCACCGGCGAGCTGCCCGAACTCGGGTCGCCCGGGTCCCAGCCGTGGAACGTGACCATCTGGGCGGCCGGGATCACGATCGGCTCCGTCGCGGCGGGCGGGCGCACCACCCACTCGCCCGGGGCGAACACCGTGCCTCCCAGACCCTGCACGACCCACGCCGTCGGGATCTGCCGCAGCACCCAGCCCGTGTCCGCCGAGGCGTCCCGCGACACCCACCAGAACGCCCTGTCGTGCAGCGCCATGTCGGCGACCGTCGCGTAGACCAGCTCGTAGGTCGTCTGATCCGGGTTCGGCCGACGCAGCAGTGATGCCGCCGGCGAGGTGGTCACCCGGCGCCGGTCGGTGTCCGACACCCGGTCGTGGGTGTGCAGCCCGAGCTGGGCCACGTTCCGGGCGATGAAGTCCACCACGGTCCGCAGGTGGGGCTGGGTCCGCCACAGCTCGGACGGGTCCTGCCCCAGTACGTGCGTCAGGTCCAGCGGCTGCCAGCCGAACTCGGGCCGCGCCCACGAACTTCGGGTGGGACGACTACCCCACCACGCCGCCGCCTTGAACCGCTGCCAGAGGCCCACCGAGCACCCCCTGTCAGCCGGCGATCGCGTCGCCGTCCTCGTCCCAGTCGTCGTCCTCGTCGTAGGCGCTACGCCTGAGCGGCTTCCGGTTCCGCGCCCGGTCCAGCGCCATGATCAAGCTGACGACGCCATCGATCTTGTCGGCCGACGACTTCTTGTCCGGCTTCACGTTGAGCGAGGGGTCGGTAGCGACCGCCAGATTGTCGATCATCCAGCGCATTGGCGGGTTGCCGCCGTGCTCCAGCAGCGGCGCCTCCGGCGTCCCCTGCCGTAGCAGCCGCGCCAGTTCCTTCAGCGGCGGCGACATGGACCGGTAGCCCTGCCTCATCTCCACCATAGGCGCCTCGTCGCTGACGAGATCCGTGATGAGCTGGGTCGAGTTCCACGGGTCGTAGGCGATCTCCTGCACGTTGAACCACGCGCGGTCGGCGTTGATCGCTTCGCGGATGTGGCCGTAGTCCATGACGTCGCCGTCGGTCACGGTCAACCAGCCCTGCCGCACCCACACGTCCACGGCGCCGGCCGTCCGGTCCCGCAGCGCCGCCAGGTTCGCCTCCGGCGTCCACAGCCGCCACAGCGCCCGGTACCCCTCGATCCCCGAGGCGGGCGCCCCGTTCGGGAAGATCCAGCACAGCGCGGACAGGTCGCTCGTCGCGGCGAGGTCCAGCCCGCCGTAGCACTCGGCCCGCCGTAGCTGCGCCCGGTCCACCATGCCGGCGTTCCGGTCCCATTCCTCCAACGAGATGTACTTCGTCTCCTGCTTCGTGCGGATGCCGAGCCGCAGCCGCAGGAACGAGGCCAGCTCGATGGGGTTCTGCCGGGCCTTCGCCGCGGCCTTCTCCATGCTCTCCATCGTCGGCGAGTCACCCGCTGCCAGGCCCGGGTTGGCCTTCAGCCAGGTCTCCGGGGCGAACGGGTCGTCGCCCTTCTCTGCGGCGAAGACGACGCCGTAGAAGGTCGGATCGACCAAGGCGCCGCGGGCCAGCTTCTCCGCGTACTCCCGCAGCTCCGCATAAGGGCTGAACGGGGCGCCGGAGTCGGCCGTCGTGGCGTACATGATGAGCGGCTGCTCACGGGCTCCCGTGCCGGTCTCCACCGCCTCGATCAGGTCGCGCGTCTTGTGCAGGTGCACCTCGTCCACGAACGCCGCGTGCGGGCTGGTGCCGTGCATCGCGTCGCCCGCGCTCGACATCACGCTGAAGAACGAGCCGCTGCGCGGGTGGAGGATCTTGTCCTTCAGCGGCTTCACGTGCCCCTTGAGGTCTGGGGCGTGCGTGGCCAGCAGGCGCACCGGATCGAAGCACAGCCGCGCCTGATCCTTGCGGGTGGCCAGCGCGAAGACTTGGGCGCCCGGCTCGGCATCGGCGCAGGTCAGGTAGATGCACTGGCCGCCGCCGATCGTGGTCTTCGCGTTCTTCCGGGGGATGTCCAGGTACTGGGTCTGGATGATCCGCACCATCCGGCCGTCGCCGTCCGCCGTCGGCCGCACCCAGCCGTAGGTGGGGCCGATCAGGTAGGCGATCTGCCAGGCCCGCAGGGTGATGGGCCGGCCCGCCCACTTCCCCTGCGTGTGCCTCAGCCGGCGGAACGCATCCACCACCCTGTCGACCCTCGCCGGGTCGAACACGGCGCCAGCCACGTCGCGCGGCTCCGGCGTCTTCCACCGCGGTGGGCAGTTCGGCAGCTCGTAGCCGCGGTCCAGCAGGTACCAGGCGACCTCGGGGCTGAGCTTCAGCTTGTCGAGGACCCGCTTCCCGGGGACCTTCACCGTCACCGCCGTCACCCCCTATGCGAAGGGGTTCGCCTCCCCGCCTTCTTCCTTCGCCGGCATCCGAGCGCGCGCCGCGAACGACATCCCCAACTGCTTGGCGTACTCCAGGAACAGCTGGGACTGCGACCGCATCTCGGCGCCGGCCGGGTTCTTCTTCGCCGTCCCGCCGTGCGCCGGGTCGTCCAGCACGACCTCGCCGCCGGCCAACGCGTTGCCGGCCTGGCGGGCCGCGAGGAAGTGCCTCAGGGCCAGCTCGATGGTCGGGCCGTCGGCAGGAGTCAGGAGCCCGGCGCGGTCGAGCTGGGGGACGATCGCGTCCCAGAGCGCGACCAACTCCGGGTCGTCGTCGGGGAACCCGGGTGGCTTCGGCGGGGCCGAGGCATCCACGCGCTCGGCCACCGTGCCGGCCGCCTGCTCGCCGGTCGGGACCGCCTTCAGGTGCTTCGGGATCTTCAGGGGGCCACGTGCACCCACGGTCACGTCACCACCCGTCACAAAAGCAGGAAACCGCCAGCGGTAGAGCGCTCACCACCTGGGCGGTCTCCGGTATGTCCGATTTGAGCGATGCGAACGCCCCTACCCTCTGTCAGCCCAGCCACCTGGAGAGGATCGAGCAGTCCACCTGTCGTGGCAGCCCTTACACAAGCCGCGCCCGTACTGCGGATCGTGATCGTCCAGACCGGCCGCCCGGAGGGTCCGCTTTCCCCGGGGCCAGTGGTCGGCCACGGTGCTGAGCTGGTCGCAGTCGCCTGGCTCGTGGAGCAGCGCGCCGTGGTTGCGGCACTCCTGGTCGCAGGTGCACGTCTCGTCCCGCGCGAGGACGGCAGTCCTGAACCTGCCGCGATGGCGTCGGCCGTAGCCCCGTTGGTGGGCTGAGCCGCGGGCCCGGTCGACCCCCCGAGTATCCCGGGGGGTGCACTCGGGGCAGGGCCCGGGGGGTATCGATTGGCGGCACCCGAGGCACACGCGGGGCGGGCGAGACGGCACGCTCACCCCCCGAGCTGGGTCAGTTCCCGCCCGGGTCCGGGCAGTTCATGGTCGTATCCACCTCGGGCCAGTCGGCTCGGCAGACGATGACGGCCGCGTCCTCGCTTCGCACGACCTGCACGGTGACGGCGGTTGGCCCGTCGATGCTGTCGGCGTAGTCGCGGATCGCGGCCTCAGCCGTGTCCACCGTGGCGTCGGGCATGAGGAGTTCGGCCTCGCCGATCCCCCCATCGGGCAGTTCCTCGTTCAGGACGCTGTACTCGGCGGCGGCCCGGTCGCCAGCCTCGGAGTCGTCGTCGCTGCTGGAGCAGGCGGAGAGGGCTAGGGCGGCGGTCACGGTGGCCAGTACGGCAGTGCGGGTTCTCATGCCGGGCAGCTTCTCGCACCTGCCCGCCCGCCGTCCGGCGAGTGATCGTTCCGTGACGGTGGTTGCGCCGCCCGGTGCCCGCCGGGCGGCGCGTCCCCACTCCACCCGCCTCGGGTAGTCTGTCCCGCCGCCCGGTCGCCGCGCGCTCCACGACCACCCTGGCGTCGTGCTCGCTGCCGTGGGGCCCGTGGAGGAGGCTCTTCACCCCATCGCCGGGCGGCGGGAGTTTCGGCCCTGCACGGCCGCCCGTGCAGGGCTGTCTATGCGGCGCGCTGGCGAGGTCGGTAGCCGGCTGCGGCGGCGCGCACGTCGGGCAGGGCATACATGGTGCGGTAGCCGTGGCCCTGGCCAGACGGCCGGCCGTCGCCGGGGTATCGCCGGACGCGCCCGCGGCTGGCCCAGGATCGGATGACCTGCTCAGGAACCCCGACCTCGGCGGCGGCTTCGTGGCCGTAGACCAGCTCGTCTGGGTAGGGCGGCTCCTGGGTCACGGTCACCCCCTGCATGACGAAACCCCCGCGCGGTGGCGGGGGTTTCGGTGGCTCGCGACGCACGGGTGGCGTCCGCGAGCAGTGTGACATGTCGGTGATCGCTGGTCAAGCGGCGAGCGCGACGGCTGCGATGACGAGCACCAGCAGGTGCGCGGCCTGGTCGACGTGGGCCGCACCGCCGTGCCGCAGGAACTCCTTCTGGCCGGTGTGCTCCAGCCACCAGACGACGGGCCAACGCCGGTCGATCAGGCTGTGCGTCACCCCGATCCAGGCGAGGGCGAGCATGCCCCCGGCCGGGCTGATGTCGGCGCCGAGGACCACGACACCGGCGAGCAGGGCGATCCCGCACACCAGGACGTGCGTCCCAGCGTGGATCAGGTTGGCGCCCCACCCGTGGTGGTGCAGGCCGGGGTTGGGGTCCTCGGGCCCCTCCGTCCAGCCGGCCTTGCGGCCCGCCAGCCGGTCGGTCTGCAGCGGGTAGTCGGCCAGTAGGTGGGCGACGAAGAGCAGGACGAACAGATCGGCCATCACACCTCCCACTGCTCGCCGCGGCGGCTCCTGACGTGCCGCCAGGGCAACAGCTCGGTCGCACCGAGGACACCCTCGGCCCAGGCCGCAGCCTGCTCAATATCGGCATTGATGTCGGAGGTGAACGGCGCGTGGTGGCCGACGACTACGCCGCCGACGGTGAGCACCCAGCGGTCAGCGTCCCGCACGAGGGTGCGCGCCATCAGATGCCCTCCATCCGCGCATTGGCGGCGGCGGTCCGGAGCAGGTTGAGCACCTGATCGCGCGTGCGCCACCGGCAGTCCTGCCACTGCCAGTAGGTGGCGCCGCCGCCGAGTTGGCGGTTGAGCCAGTCACCGGCCCGCTCGGTGACTTCACGTGGGTGTCCGAGATGGACGAGGAGGGTTTGGGCGCCGAGGATGCAGACGGCGCCGCGGGCGTCCTGGAGGGTTCGCTGAGCCCAGCCGCGGGTCTGGATTATGTGCGCGGCCAGGTCGAGGTGGTCGGCCACCGTCACCTGCCGTGCAACGGCCCGGTGGCGGCGGATGGCTCGGGCGATGCGGCCGGGCTGGCGGGGCGCGGGCCCGGTGACGATGCCGGCCTGGCGGATCAGATCGTCCACGCGGCCGACCGACGACGGCGGGGCGGCCGGGGCCTGTTGGGTGAGGTACTGCTCAATCCCGGCATGCAGCCGATCGAGATCGGCTCTGCTGACTCGGATATCAAGCAGGGGCGCGGGCATGATGAGGTCTACCTCCGTGCTCGTTGGTGGGTTCGGTGGTGCAGGGGCGCCCCGGTGCTGCCAGGCGAAGGGGGCGCCCCAGGCGGGGCTACCAGATCGAGCGGAACCGGGTGCCGGTGGCCGCATCGGCGACCTGCTGGGCGTGACCGGCGCTCCCGAGGAGCTGGGCCTCCCACTTGTCGCCGTCCTCCTTCATTTCCACCGTGGTCTTCAGATGCCGGATGGCGGGGTGCCCGCGGTCCTCGTAGACCTGGCCGCCGTACTGCTCCCACAGCCCCTCGGGGGTGATGGAGCCGCTCATGAGACCAACCAGGGCGCGGCGGGTGAAGCGGACCTCGGTGACGACACGCAGGCCCCGGTCGGGCCCGCCCACCAACTCGTCAACCACGTAGTAGGGGCGACCGGGCTTAGCGCGGCGACCGAAGTCCTTGGCTTGCTTACGCAGACTGGGAGTGGGCTTGGGCAGCTTCGGGGTCTTGATCTTGAACTTCATGACTTTCTGTCTCCTGTCGGTTTGTGGCTGGGCTGTCAGCGCCAGCGCCAGGGCTGGCGGGTGCGGTGGGCAGTGTCGGCGGCGGTCGCGAGGTCGCGGACGAGCGGCAGATGCCGGCGGGAACTGGGGCGCCACTTCATTCGAGCCTCGGCGGCGTCCAGTGCCCGCGCCGTCGCCCAGGCTTGGCCGGGGGTGAGGTCGAAGTGGCAGCCTCCGGTGCCGCAGACGCCCGCAATCAGCGGATCGAGGGGGGCGAGATGATCAGCGGGCAGCACCCGCTTCAACTCGGCGATCAGGACCTTCATGGCGCCGTAGGACGGCGCGTGGCGGGCATGTTGGATCATCCAGCCCATGTGGGGCTCCTCTCGGGGAGTGGTTTGTTTGTGATGGTTTGTTCGTCCGTATGCGGTCGGTACGCTGAGCTTCGCCGCAGGTCAGAGACGGGATGGAGTCGGTACGGCCAGCGATCCGGTCGGTACGCGTACCGACCACCAGGGGCGGCGTACCGGCATCGTCCCGTCTCTGACCTGCGGGTTTGTGAGGCGTACCGACCCCGTACCGACGGCTATTCCAGGACAATCCCGGCGACGGCCTGAACGTCCGCCCACAGGTAGCCGTTGGCCCGGCCTCCCCTGCTCCACTGCCTCACGGGCAGCTCTCGGCCGGTCCCGGCCAGCGCCTCCTCGATCGCCTTGCGCAACGCCGTCCCGCCAGCGCGGACATAGCCAGCCTGGTCGTCCCCGCCGGCGGCGAGGGCTTCCGGCGACCAGGTCCCCGGCGCCATGTCGGCCAACCGGGGCAGGAGGTCAGCGGTGGCCAGGCGGTCGGCCGGCTTCCCGTCCTCGCCAGCGGCGCGGAACACTGCCACCATCAGCTGGATGACACCCAGCTCCCCGGCGTCGGGAGTCACCGCCGGCTCTCCCGGTCGGCCGCGACCGCCCGGCCCGCCAGCCATTGAGGTGTACCCGGTGTAGGCCACCAGCTCAGCCTCGATCGGATCCGCGAACTGGCCCGGCAACCGGCCCAGTTCGCGGCGGAGCTCCACGCCGGCGTCAATCAACGGCCGCGCGCCGTCGTAGTGTTCGTCCTCGATGAAGAAGCCGCGGATCAACTCCCCGGCGTTCCCATCGATGTCCACGATCGCCGCGCCCGTGAGGGATTCGGGAATGTCGTGGGCGCGCAGGCCGGCGCCCGTGGCGCCGTCCTTCAAAATGGCGTTGGTCTGCGCGGCCCCACCCGTCCGGGTGGAAACCCGAGCGCCGGAGTTGGACTTGTAGCCGCGCGGAATGGTGTTGGCGTCCGGGTCCTGTGTCGAGATCAGCACCGTGATGTTCAGCGCGGCCGCGAACGCCGCAAGGGATTCGAGGAGTTCAGCGATCCGGTCGGCGCACTTCAGGGTGCGCTCCCCCTTGGGGTCGCTCGGGTCGAGGTAGCGCTCCGACGAGTTCGCGTACTGCTTGTATTCGTCGATGATCAGCACTTCGAGCGGGAACTCATCGAGATCCGCCTCGGAGAGCTTCGCGCGGCCCTGGTCCTCCAGGTACTCCTCCCGCCGGTATGCCTCCTCCAACAGCGCCTCCAGTAGGAGGATCAGCCTCTTCGGGCGGCGACCGAAGAACGTGCTGCACACCCGGCCGTAGCCGACGTGTTCGCCCGGTTTCGCGCCAGCGACCAGGCGGATGTTGCAGCGGGGTTCCAGGGCCAGGCCGCAGAGCAGAGAGCGCAGGATCATGCCCTTACCCGTGCGGGACATCCCGCCCAGCAGCGCCATGACGTGCCGCAAACGGAGCGCGATTGGCTGCCGGCGCCGGTTGAAGCCGATCAGGATGCCCCGGTGCCACACGTCCTGACGCACCGCATTGGCCAGCAGCGGGGAGGGGACCGCCTGCTCAAACGGGTCGGTCGACGCCAACCACAGGCGGACCTGTCCGGGGTGCTCACCCTCACGGATGTCCATCCGCAACTTCGGCACCCGGAACGCCTTCGCGACCCTGTCGGACTTGTCCAGCAGGTCAGCGACCGTGGTCTTGCCAGGCAGGGCGAACGTAGCTTCCACAGCGCCCTCACCGGCCGGGGTTGGCAGGCCGACCATCTCGACAGCCTGGCTGTCGGTCAGCAGGCCCGCTGTCCGCAGTGCGGAGGTGATGACCTCCTCGCCCAACAGGGGGCGCGTTGGGGCAGTGGCGACCTGCGCCGGCTGCTCGTCGCGCTCCCCTCCCTCATCGTCACCACCGCCGGTGGGCAGTTGGGGCCGCCCCGTCCCGCCGCCGTTGCTGCTGCCGCTGGCCGCGCCGAGCGACACCGTGCTGTCGCGCCGGGCCTGCTCCCTGCGGCCGGCGACGTAGGCCGCGGTGCCGGTAAGGGCTGCCGCCCCGGCGGGCACGACCAGCCCCACCATCACCGTGGCGACGAGGAGGGCGACCACGGCGGCCCCGCCCGCGCCGAGCCCGGCGAGGGTGGCGTGCTCCCGGTGACGGGCGGCAGCGACGCGCTGACGGCGCGCCCGCAACTCCTCGATCTCCGTGTCCAGCTCACGGCGCCGCTGCGGGTCGACACACAGGCGCAGCTCTTCCTGTGCGAGGCGGATCTGATCGGCGACCTCGCCGGCACGCTCGTAGTCCCAGGCGCGCTGGACTGGCACGGCCACACCGAGGGCGGTCAGGCGGGCGATCGACGTGCCGTGCCGCCATGTCCAGGCGGCGCCCGTGACGGTGGCCGCCTGCCCGAGGCGTTCGCGGACTGTGGGCCTCACCGACGCGTCGGGCAACTGCTCTGCGTGCGGCGCCTCCGGCATCCGGATCGTGCCCACGCTCGTGTCCGCCGGCATGGTCGGGCGGCGGTCCGACAGCTGCACCACGTTCGACGGCTCGACAGCCGTCTGGATCGTCTCGGTCGTCACTGGTCTTCACGCTCCTTCTTCACCGCATCGCGGACGCGGATGATGTACTCGTTGGCGCCGCCGCCGAGGACTTCGCGGACGTTCCGCGCGGAGAGCTTCGAGGTGTCGCCGAGCGCATCGGCGAACTTCCGGACCTTCTCCAGGTCCGCCTCTTCGATGGGCTTCTGCGGGGTCTTCGACGAGGCACGTCCAGACGCCTGCTTCCCTTTACGCCCAAGGGTTTTCGCGGCCTCGGGGGCGCCGCCAGACGGCCCACCGGAGGGACTGCGCAGGGGGATACCGCCCTCGCCGTCGTCGCCCCTCCCAGAGGCGGGGAACACGTCGCGCAGGAACGCCTCGACGGCAAGCGACTCGGGCGTGTGCCCGGCATCGGTAACCGTCTGCTCCACCGCACGGGTAGCGGCGAGCCGGCCCGCGACGACCGCCACGGTCTGACCCAGCGGCGCCCCGGTCACGTCCTGCCACGCCTCGGCCCACGCCTCCTCGCGGTCCACCGTGCCGTAGGGGTGCGCGGTGAGGATCTCCTCGTACCGGGTCCAAACCGGCTTCTCCTTGCGGCGCTTCTTCTCGTGCTTCCGGCGGGCCTTCGCCTCGGCGCGCTGCTGCTTGGTGCGGGCGCCCTTCCCTCGGTGCCGGCCGAGGCTCCGCAGCTCCCAGAACGCCACCCCGCCGTAGGAGGACAGCGCCAGGACGATGACCATCCAGCTGGCGCCGGGGAACATGGCCGGCGCCTTCATCCCGTTGATGCCGGCGGCGATCGAGGCGCAGCCCCACATCGCGATGCGGTGCGGGCCGACCGGCCGGCCGTCGCGCTTCGCCTTCTCGCCGGTGATGGTCGCGACCTGGGCGCCGGACTCCAGCATGATGGCGAGCGCGAGCGCGACCATCAGGGGCGCCCCGGCGCCGATCATCGCCTTCAGCTGGAAGTAGAAGGCCGGACCGATCGAGCACGTCATCGCGACGATCGCCAGGCTGGTGTCCAGGTTCGCCAGCAGGCTGGCGCGGGTGGTGGCCCACCGCTCGCGGCGGTCCTTCCGGCGCTGCTTCTTCTCGCGCTTCTCGTCGGCCTTCTTGGCGCGCTGCCGTTCGTCCTCCTCCTCGCGCCGCTTGCGGGCCAACTCCTCGCGGGCGGCGGCGTCGAGGCGCTTCTGTTCGGCGTCGGCCGCGCGGTCGGCGCGGCGGTCCTCGGCCCAGCTCACCGCACACCCCCCGCCCGGCGCGCCCGCTTGGGCTGCCAGTTGGAGGCGCTCCGCACGCCGCGCCGCAGGATGATCAGTGCGCCTCCGGAGGCGACGACGGGGACGGCGACCACGGCCATGGCAGTCGCCAGCAGCACCACCAGCGGCAGCATCACTCCGTGGATGCTGTCCAGCCGGGTCGCCACCGCGCCAGCCAGCCGGGCCAAATCAGTGGTGGACATGGGGGTCCTCTCTCGGTAGTCAGGCGCGGGTGATGCGGAATTCGGTGACGTGGTGACGACGGCGCTCGGCCTTCATGTCCTGGAGGGCGAGGTCGACGACGTACTTGCGGATCACGGCCTCCGAGGTAGGCCGGTCAAGGGTGACGCGGGTGACTCGGTGGTTGGCGTCCTGGCCGGCCGGGCCGCGCTCGGCCCAGACGATCAGGAAGGACGCCATGTACGTGCCGGGGTTGTAAATCTTCGCCATGAGGGAGTTCCTTTCGGTAGGTATGACGCGTCAGCCGACGCTGTAGCGGAGGGTTCCGACGATGACGTCGCCCGGTTCGGCGACGTCACGCTGTCCCGCGATGTCGCGGGCGATGGCGGCCTTCAGATCGTCCTCGCTGGTGCCGGGCGTCGCGACGGAGGACCCGTAGGCCCTGAACTGGCCCTGAACTGGCCCTGACCGACGATCACGCCCTCGACGGTCCAGAAGTAGCTGAGCAGCATCACCGCACCGCCCTGTCGAGCACGTGCCACAGCCGGTCGGCTCGACCCCACGCAGGGTCGACCACGGTCAGGTAGGTCGCGCCGTCCAGCGCCCGGTAGGCGCGGCGATGCAGGCCCGGCAGCGAGTGCCGCAGGTCCCGACCGGCGAGACGCCGTCCGAACCAGGTCTCGGCGCGGCCGCCGGCACGGGTGACCGGCACCCCGGTGTCCGGGCCGATGCACTCCTCGTCGGACTGCCGCACGACGATCAGGCCCCACCCGTCGGCGACATGAGCGATCTCGTCACACAGCCGGTCGTCAGCGACCCAGCCGTCCACGGCGGCCCGCTGGTCCCACCGGGGCCCGGACTCGCCGGGCTGGCTGCAGTCGGTTGCCCAGCCGGCCCGGTTGAGCCGCGCCAGGTCCGGGACCAGGTCGGTGGTCTCCTCGTCGGGTCGGTCGTAGCCGCCGGGGTGGCCTCCAGGCAGGCGACCCTCCAGCCAGTCGGCCGTCAACCCGGCCAGATCGGGGACGGTGCGGGCCTTCGCCCACCGTCGATCTAGTCGTGTCATGTGCATGATCAGTCCTTGGGTGGTCGTGTCCGTGATCCACTGGCGGATCTCCACCCGCCCCGGGATGCGCCGGGACGCGTGGGCTACCGCCAGACGGTCAGCTGTTGTTGGTGATGATGGAGCCGGTCCCGGTGTGGACTGGGCCGTGCGACTCGCCAATCGCAACGCCGTAGTTGTTGCCGCCGACGATCGGGGCCGCCTTGACATCCCCCTTGACCTCGCCGGCCTGAACCACGGTCTCCGCCGTGGAGCCGTCGATCCTGTTCTCGGGCATCTCGCCCTCCTCAGATGTTCGATGCGGCGGTCTGCCGCAGGTGGGTGTGGGCCTCACGGGCCCGGCCGCCGGCCGCAGCCAGCTCGATCTCGTAGTCCGGGACGGTATTCGGCAGGTCACCGATCGCGACCGCCGCGTCGACCGCCACCTGAGCGGCGGCCACAACCTCGGCGTCGGCAATCAGCAGGACCACGTCATCCAGCGCGTCGAACATGGCGGACCGGGCGGCGTACCGCTCGGCGCGGGCCTCCCGGGAGTCGGCGACCCCCTCCCGCCGGTCCGCGATCTTCAGATACTGCTGAGCGCGATGCGCCCGGACCGCGGCCAGCAGATCCGCCACCAGCCTGCGGTCCCGCTCCCGCGCCGCCCGTCGCAGACCAGACCGGTCCCGCAACCCCTGCGTGAGCGTGGTGATCCCGACGCCGGACAGAGCAGCCAGCGCCGCCACGATCGAGGCGCCCATCACAGCGCCCGGCACGACTTCGCGTGCGACCCGGCCCACGGCAGCAGGGAGTTCACGACGTCCTGGTCTGCGTCGCTGGCAACCTTGTGGCCGAACCGGTCACGGTCCAGCCGGGCCGTCTTCTGCTCGTGGCAGCCGCCGCACCGGGCCTCCGCTACAGCGGAGCGCCACAGCTCGAACTGCCTCAGCTCGACCGTGACGGTGTTCCCGCCAGCGGTGCGGTAGTTGATGGGGCGCAGAGTGTCTCGCATGATGTCCTCTCAGATGGGGGTGGGGGGCGCGCCCCGGGCCGGATCCGATCCGGCGCCATCGCGGCGGGTCCGGGGCTGAGTGATGGTCAGGTGCGGTGGAGACCGCGCAGAACGTGGCCGTGCGGGTCCGCGTGCATCGGGTGGTCCGCGCAGTCGGCGGCCCAGCACTGGTGGGTGTGGCAGGTGCGGCGGTCGTCGGGGTGCATCCCCCGTGCCTCCGCCTCGCCGTCGGCGGCGAGCTGGAGGCCCAGCTCGGCGTCCGTCACCGGGTCTTCTCCAGCGGCGAGGTGCTGGCGGCGACCTGCGCGGCGTGCGCCCGCAGGTCCGCCTCGGCCTGCCGCCGCTGCTCCTCCGCGCGCTTCGCGGCCTCAGCCGCCGCCTCCGCCGGCGTCTGCTCGCTCACCGCGCACCCCCCTGGGGGCCGTGCTCGCGGGCGAACTGGGCGGCGGTGGTCAGCAGCTCGGACACCTCGGCCCAGGTGCGGCCCGTCCGGCGCTCCCACGCGTCCAGGTCCACACCCCAGGTGGCCACCGTCGAGCGGGCCGCCAGCACGATCTCCAGCAGCCGCTCGGCCGCCGACCACAGCGCCAGGTCGCCGCTGGAGACGTCCATCAGCGCGCCGACGATCCCCTCGAACGGCACCGGCTCCCAGCCGACCCGCACCAGATGCTCGCGCGCGCCAGCCAGCAGATCAGCCAACTCCCGGCCCGACAGGATGCCGCCGTCCATGCCCGTCCACAGCCGGGACGCGTCCGCCTCCTCAGCCGCACGCCGCCGCCACCCAGCCGGCGACGACACCGCCGGCCGCACCGCCGTGTACAGGCTCGGGTCGTTCATCACGCACCCCCCGGCCTGGGCAGGGCGCGGCACGACTCGGCGTGCGACTGCGCCCACTCACGGGCCTCCGGAGTCGAGCACCGCCCGCCCTCGTCGAAGTCCGGCTGCAGCCCCGTCCCGAACTCGTCGTGGTACGCAGACCAGCCCCAGTCGACCACGTGTACCGTCGAACAGCCGCTGCACGACGCAGCGGTCTCCGTCGGCTCCGGCTTGCTGTATTGGCCGGACCGTTCAGCCACATCCACAAATCCGCCGCCGACGGTCGCGTAGCGGGCGATGACGCCCGCCGGCCAGTCGGCCGTCCGCTGCCCGCTCACGCCGCCACCTCGTACTGGTCGCCCTCGACGGCCGCGACCAGCTCGGCCACCAACGGCTCCTCGGTCGGGTGCGCGTTGTCGTACCGCTGCGCATGCGCCAACAGCTCGATCTCCCGCGCCAGGTCACCCTGGACCCGCAGGTACTCGGTGAGCAGCTCGGCCCGGTAGGCGCCGTCGGCATCCGCCACCGTGGTGCGGGACCGGGCCGCGCGGGCCAGCTCACTGCTGCCGGCGGCGTCGCCGTCGAACAGCGCGCTTCCACTACGCTTCACGTTGATCTCTCTTTCTCTCGACACGAGTTGGGTTGAGAACGGGGTTGATCACCAGGCCCCCGGGGAGTAGCCGCTCCCCGAGGGCCGCTCCACTTCAAGCCGCCAACACCGGGACGGCGTCAGGGACGGGGGCGGGGGCGGCGAACTCGGTCAGCGCCTCCTCGGGCACTCGGATCGCCCCTCCACCGCGTCGGGCCGCTCCGGCCACCACGGGCCGGCCGTAGCGCACGGCCGGGAGGTGGCCGTCGTTGATCCACCGGTAAACGGTGGCGGGGTGGACTCTCAGACGGTCGGCGACCTCCTTCACACGCAGCATCAGGACTCCTAATCGCAGTTGTCGCGTTCGTGGAGAACCATAAGCGCATGACTATCCAGGTATCAAGCGTGTCGGGTCACGCGAGTCCACGGCGTGGCCGGTTTCTTGGCGCATCAAGGTCTTAAGGTTGAGGTCAGACCGCGGACCGCCGGAGATGAGCAGGAGGCACAATGGCCGAGAAGTGGACCACGTCGTCGGCGGCATACCTGCGTCCCCGCACGCACGGAGAGAGCGACACCTGGACCAGCGCAGCACCCGGACGAAGCGGCCAGCAACTGCTGGCCGTTGACGACGTCGCCCCGCCGCTGGAGGTCGCCAAGCTGTTGGACCTGGCCGCTGGGGACAGCTCGGTAGTGCGGCGGCGGCTGATCCTCCTCGACGGGGAACCGATCGAAATCGCCAGCTCGTACTACCCATCACGGATCGCCGCCGGCACAGCGCTGGCCAGCTCGAAGAAGATCCGTGGCGGGGCGCCGACCGCTCTCGCCGACCTCGGCTACCCGGGCACCCGAGCCGTCGAGTACATCGAGCAGCGGATCGCCAGCGACGAGGAGGGCGCGCTCCTCTGCCTCGCCGCCGGGGCTTCCGTGCTCACGCTCACCCGCACGACCTACTCCGATCACACACCTGTTGAGGCATCGCTCATGGTCATGAAGGCCCCGCGACGCCTCCGCTATGAACTGGAGGTTCAGTGACCACGCCTGAGGAGCGAGCGGACCCGCGTCCGATCGCGGACACCATCGCTCATGAGATCCGTCGGCTGATCATGCTCGGGGAGTGGGAGCCCAGCCGGCGACTCCCCACCACGGAGCAGCTGTGCCGGCAGTTCAGCACCTCCAATGTGACCGTCCAGAGGGCCCTGAAGAAGCTCAAGTCGGAAGGGCTCCTCGTCGGCCACTCCGGGCAGGGCGTCTTCGTCCGCGACAGGGCGCCGATGGAGATCGCCCCCGCCTCCCTGATGACCCCGGCCGCCCCCGGGCGGCCGTACTCGTGGATCAGCGAGGCCGAGAAGCGGTCCCAGAAGGGCAGCAACCGCATCTTGGAGGTCGCGGAGGTCGCGCCCCCGCGGCGAGTCCGCGAAGTGTTCGACCTGGAGGAGGGCGGCCGGGCGCAGCTGAGGAAACGCGTCGGACTGTTGGACAACTCGCCCGCTGAGGTCGTGTGGTCGTACTACCCGCTGGAGTTGGCGCACGGCACCCGCCTTGCCGACCGGCGCAAGATCCCCGGCGGGTCCCCGGCGCTACTGGAGCAGATGGGGTACCCCACGCGCGGCCAGGACGACATCTGGGGAACGCGCTTCGCTACGACGGAGGAGTACCTGCTCCTCGAACTCCCCGGGGAAATCCCGGTCCTGGATCTCTTCCGTGTCGTCTTCAGCGACAACCGGCGTCCGATCGAGGTCACCCTCTTGGTGAAGCCGGGGCACATCTACAAGGCGAGCTATAGCATCACGGCGAACTGACCAGCACCTCTACCAGCCCTCCGCCCATGGACGGAGGGCTGAGTTGTGCCTGGATTCACGCAACCGCTTGATATGGATGCGATTAAGCGGCTACCGTCTTGGCGTCACCCGCTCCACACGGAGCGTGGCGCAGCTTCCTGCGCGAAAGGACGCCATGCCGAGATCCTCCGAGCGCACCGCGCTCTACCGCTTCTACGACGAGCGCGACCGACTACTCTACGTCGGCATCAGCAAGGACCCAGATCAGCGCTGGAGGGAGCACCAACAGCTCAGCCCGTGGAGCCGGCAGATCTCCCGCCGGGAAGTCGAGTGGCTCACCTCGCGCCGGACGGCCGAGGTCGCCGAGGTCGCCGCCATCAAGTCCGAACGGCCGGCTCACAACAACCGCGACAACTTCGAGACGGCCCAGCTGGGCAACGACTGGCCCAGCCTCGCGGGAATCAAGCGCGGGAAGGCCGACGCCCTCGCCGAGCTGATCCGACAGGAGATCCGTTCCGCGCGATGGAGGCCCGGCCAGAAGACGCCCAGCCGCGAGGTGATGGCGGCGGCGGTCGGCGTCAGCTTGAGCACGGCCGAGACCGCCACCGACCGCCTGCTCCGCGAAGGAGTGCTCGTCCATAGAGGTGGCCTCGGCCTCTTCGTCTCACGACGCGCCCCGTAGCCCACGTTGCTCGTCTGCGGTTCGAGTCGGGCGGGTGAGGGGCGGGTTTCGGTCGCCGCCGGCTGGTGTCGACTTCCGCTACGAGCCGTAGGTCGGTTTCGCCGGTTTCCTACCTTCGGCTCGCCTGACCTGCTGCGACAGGGAAAATAGAAGAATGGAAAATGTCCCACATTGCGGCATCTTCTGGTTCGCGACCTGCCGGTGCGGATCATGACCTAGCGTCTGAGATGGCCGGGGGATTTCGGTCAACCCTGGGACGGCCACCAGGGTGACTTGCCGCCCGCGATCAGGGTGCTCTACCGGTTGACATGCTGGCGAAAGCGCGCGGTGGCTGAGGGGCGGATTCGCGTCGGCCTGTCCACTCGCTCTAACGTCTCTGAACAGCACGAACGCCCGGGGCAGTTGGGATGCCCCGGGCGCCGCAAGACCGGTGGACGCCAATCCATCGGATGACCGAGCGGGTGTGTGGCCCGCTGATCGACAAGACCTCAGCAGAGAGGTGTCAAAGTCATGAGTACAGCGACTCATAGAATTAAGCAACCCACCACCCCCGCCCCCGTCGCCCCCACCCCCCACTACTCGTGGTGCGCCGACCACGGCGACCGGTTCCCGACGGTGCACGAGTCGGAGGCCGTCGAGCTGGTGATGCCGGCGGGGTGGCGGGATGGCACGTTCCAGGCCCGGCTGGCGATCGACGATGACTACGCGGACGCGCCGGACGTGATGCTGGTCCTGGACGGGAGCGGCATGTCGGTGCCGGCCGCCGAGGTGGCCACGTTCGCCGACTCGCTGGAGGCGTTCGCGGAGCAGCTGCGGGTGCTGGCTCGGCGGGCGGTCGCCCAGTGAGCGGTGAGCCCCAGGTCTTCGCGTTCGAGGGCGCCGAGGTGCGCACCGTGCTGGTCGACGGCGAGCCGTGGTGGGTGGCCGCCGACGTCCTGAAGGTTCTCACCTTGAAGAACGTCACCGAGGCCCTGCGCGGCCTGGACGAGGATGAGTTCAGTACTACTGAAGTCGTCGATTCGACGGGGCGGCACCAGCCGAACACCTACGTCGTCAACGAGCCGGGGCTGTACTCGTTGATCCTGCGCTCTCGGAAGCCGCAGGCGAAGGCGTTCAAGCGCTGGATCACGCATGAGGTGATTCCGCAGATTCGCCGGACGGGGGCCTATGCTCCTGGCCGGCGGGAGGTGACGGCCGCTGCTGGCCCGTTGCCGTATCGGGAGCAGGCGGAGGTGTTGGCGATCCTGCGGCCGGTGTTGCCGGAGCCCTACGCCGTCGCCACAGGAAAGATCATCATGGCGCGGGTGATGGGCGAGCGGCCGGAGTTGGAGGCGGCGGAGACGCCGTTGTACGCCTCGACGTTCCTCGCGGAGAAGGGCCACAAGCCGAAGACGGTCACGAAGTTCCAGTCGCCGTTCGGTCGGCGAGCGTCGGACCGCTACCTGAAGGTGCACGGCCGCCGGCCGGAGAAGATTCCGGGCCCGGCGGGGTCGCGGATCGACAAGGTGGCGGTGTACTCCGAGGATGACCGGCCGCTGCTGGAGCAGGTGTACAGCGAGATGGTCGAGGTGGTCCGCGCGTTCGAGGATGGCGCGCAGACCGCCATCGGCGCCTGACCGAAGGCGACCTCCGCCCCGGGCCAACTGCCATGGTCCGGGGCGGAGGTGTGTCAACGTGCCTGGTCGTTCGGATGAGCGTCGATCACGATCTCCTGGGGGTGATCACCCTCCAAGGCGCTGGTGATCGAGTCCTTGACATGGGTCGCGATCCCGTTGATCGCCTTAACGTAGTCGACTGGGGCGGCGTCGAAGGTCATCCGGCTGAGGATCGCGGCGAGCGTCCTCCCGGAGACCGGGACGCGAACCCGGCCATCCTCCCCTGCTGAGATTGCCTCCTCGGTGGGAGCGCTGAAGTGCTCCTCCTTCTCGGAACACCGCTCAACGATGAATTGCCAGGTGTCTGGATGGCAGACGAGTACCACCTCCGAGCTACTGGCGGCTTTCGCCAGCAAGTCGACCTTCCGTCGCTGGTAGTCGCTGACCGGACGCTCACGCTTGAACGGCCACATGGTGCCGCGCTCTCCTCTCGTTGGGCCGCTAGTGCGGGCCTGAGGCTGGCGTAGCGGGGGCCGGGGCGGCAACGGGGCGATTTCGAGCGGGAGTCGAAAGGCTGCACCGCCTACGCGGAAGGGGGATCAACCTCGGGATGACCGACCCTCAAGAGCGCGGCGCATCGACTCGCGAAGTTCAACCATCGCCGGAGACTCCTGGAATTCTCTGATCGCGGGGGCTGCGAGGTGTGAGGCGAGGGATTGAGCGGCATCTTCCAGGCTCTTCCCCTCGGGCAAGTTGTAGACCCTGGGGCCGCCGTCCGCCTCCCAGTCGATCCCGGGTGCTGGCGGTTCGTCGCTGCCCGCACGTGCCTGCCTCCACCCCCACTGGGCCGCTTCCTTGACCAGGTTCTCAACAGCTCCCTTGCGGTAGCTGACGCTGTCCTCGGTGCCAGAATCATCCGGTGCGGGGTTCACGACTGCTTCGATGGCCTCCGTGGTGCTCGCGGGGGCGGCTACCTCGCTGGAGATTCCATCCACCCCCGCGCGCCAGTTGCGTTTCAGGACGGCCTCCCGAAACTTCTCGCTGCACACCATGCCGACCGTGAGCACGGTCGCGAGCAGGAGGATGAGCAGGGTCCACTGGGTCTCGACGATGAACTCGGCGACGGTCACGGCGGGCAGTCTTCCAGGTGGGGAACTGCGGTGCGAACTGTCGTGAGGCGGGCTGGCCGGGGCGCGGGAGTCGCCACCGCCCGATGTCTCGATACTGCCCCTTCGTGTTCAGTTGCTGGCCCTGAGTGGTCTACGGTGCTCTTCCTGTCGCCGTTCCGAGGAGCCCGCCGTGTCCGCACCCGTGGCCCGCGTCGTCCCGATCTGGGCGCATCGCCGCTACCGTGGCTCCATGCACCCGACGCTGAAGACCCACGTTGACGGGCAGCTGGTGGAGCTGCCGGGCACGATCGCCGCCGTGCGCAAGTCCCTGCCGGCGGCCGAGCGCGACGAGTTCACCGCCGAGGTGGAGACGACGCCGGCCGACCAGTTGGTGGGCGTGCTGGCCCGCTGGGCGCTGCGCGGTACTGCGGCCGGCGAGGAGGACGAGGCCGTGTTCCGCCGGTTGGAGCGCGGTGACCACTCCGGGGCCGTGCCGGCGGACGACGAGGCGGCCGGCGCCGCGTGACCTACCGCATCGAGTACGCCCCCGCGGCAGCGGCGTCACGGAAGGCCATGGCCCCCGACCTGCGGGCCAGATTCGACGGCGCGATGCGCACCCTCGCGGCCGACCCTTATGGCGGCGGCTCCGCGCCGATCCGGGGTGAGCGGGACCGTCGGGACGTGACGGTCGCCGGGGTCGCGGTGCGGTACTACGTCAGCCGCAGCGTGCTGACGGTCACCGTGGTCAGGATCGTCTTCTACTGA